AATGATATTTGTAGTATAGCAAATTTATCAATACAAAATAATGGTGTTAGCATTAAAGCAACAGATATGGGTATTTATAACGCTGGATACAATCCTGGATTTTAAATTATACAAAAAGAATTAAATAATTAAACAATAAAACAATAAAACAATAAAATATAAATAATATTTATTAGTTATTTAAAGTAATAAATAATAAATAGTAAATAATAAGTAATAATAATGTCTAATAATTTTTTTTTATATATAGTAGAAAAATATTTTGAATTTTCGAATAATACATTTATTATTAATAATGATAATAAAAATAAAAATATTAATAAAAATAAAAATAGTGTACAAAGATATTTATATCAAAGTTTTTTTAATAGAGAAACTTATAACTATAACAAGTTCAAATTTTTTACAGAAACTCTAAAAAATACATTTATGACAGAAAATATGAAAAATGAATTTATTAATAAATTTAACAAAATACAACGTGTTTATCATATTTTAAATAGATTTAAATTTTTATATAAATACAAAAAATCTAAAATAATAGTTGATTCTGATTTATGTTTAAACAAATTAGATATAAATCATTATTTGACTTTTTGTTTGTATCAAGATGATAATAGATATTTATTTAATATTAATGAAATTGTTAAAACAATTATAACTTCTTTAATTAATTCACCATTGTTTTTTTCTGAGCCTCTTGTTTCTAAGAATCCGTATAATAATATTCCATTAAGCAAATCTACTTTATATAATATTTATTTTACATTACAGAGAAAAAATATTAAAATACACGATTTATTTTACAAGTTTTTCTTACAAAATTTTAATTTAAGTGATTTTAAAAAATACAATGAACATTTAATTAGAGAATACGCAATTGATAATTACATTAAGAACGCATCAGATGACATTTTATATAACTCAATATTAAGCATGCTTGTAGAATATAATAAACTGGTAAATAAAAAAAATAGAATTAAATTTTGTTTTGATTTTCCAACAGATAAAATAATTTTAGCATTTAAACCATTCTTAAATTTATATTATAAAAGTAAATATTCGTTAATTAAGACATTAAAAAGTAATTCGTCGAAATATTTATTTGCAAATTTATTTAAATTTAAAAAGATAAATACTTGTTTTGGAAGAAAATTGTATAAGCTTGAAACAAAATATGTAAATTTTATTAAAAGAACTCGAGCAGTTATGTATTATTTTGATACATTTAATAAAATAAAATTAAATGAATCTAATTTTTTGGAAAGTCATTTATCATGGGATGAAGAAAACATAGATGTGGTATTAAATTCATTATATACTAGTAATAATATAGATTATGGTGAAACTGATTATAACCATCATTTATATTATCCTATTCAGGAAAGTGAACATGACTCTCATATTGATATAGATTTAACGAATGATAGCGAAGAAGAAATTGATGTATCACAAGAAATGGATATATCAGAAGAATCATCTAGTGAAAGTGAAGAAACATCTACTATTGACGAAGAAGAAGGGTATGTTGATGATGAAGACATTGACGAAGAAGAAGACATTGACGAAGATTCTATAAGTTAATCCGAAGAATCAACAATTAATAATTTTGTGTTTTTTGCGGTTTGATTTCTTTTCTTAACTGCTACAGCTTTTACTTTTTTTGTTTTTGTTTTTGGCTTTTCAACATATTCAATTTCTGGTATTTTCATAACTTCTTCAACAATATTGGGTTTTTTAATTTCAACTTCATCTTCTTCCTCATCATCTTCATCTGAAATAAGCAATTTTTTTTTAGGTTTAACAACTTTTTCAACAGGAGGTGGTGGTTTAATATTTTTTGTAAAAGTAACTAAATATGACTTTATTGTTATTTTATCATCAAAAACAATATTCCTAACGTTTTCAGTATTTATCAATTTATTTAATGAAATAAAAATACTCTTTTCTTCATCTTCAATTATTTTAAATCCAGGTTCTGTTTCATTTTTAAAAGACGGGATGACAATAAATAAAAATTTATTTTCTTCTTCACCATAAGCAATAAATCCAGTTGTTTCATAACTTGATTGTAATATAGGGGTTTGTGATATAAAAATAGTAGGTATTTCAAATTTATTTACTATCAACCATAAATCAAACGGACTAATAAAGTATTTTTCACTGTAAATAAAGTCTGTAAAAGATAATGCTCCAGTTCTTACGCGTTCACACAATGATTTTTTACCCTCCATACTTAAAATATCAAGAATTTTGTCACCATAATTTTGTAAATATTTCTTATATTCATCATACAATACATTCTTAATTTCACTAACTGATATACGAGAACCAGTTTTTCTTCCAATAATATCCATTACAATATTAAAAGTGCAGTAAATAGTTTTACCATAAGAAATTTCCGAAAAGTTCTTGGGAAAAGAACTCGCCCATTGTGAAGTGGAAATTTTATTTTTGACTGTTTTTTTACATTCTTCTTCCTCAACATTATGTTGACCTAAGTTTTTAATGGTATTATCATAATTTTGACTTATAATAGGACGAGCTTCATCGTATGATGTAGAACCAACATATTTATTTATCTTTGCTTCAATAATGTCTTCAAAATATTCTTGGGTTAAAGAACTTTGTGTCAAAATAATTTCATTATCTCTTAAATTATATCCAATGTTTCCAAATGATAAATACATCTCAGGTTGTAACATAAATGATTTAATTCTATTATATCGAATCAACTCATCTGCCATTTTATTATAATACATAGCTTCATTTGGTTTATTTGTTAATAAATTTTTTTCGGGAAGTATTAATTTACATTTATCACCTTCTGTTAAAGCGCATAAATTAGGAGTATTTTTACAACTGTCTTTGTCTTTTACAATACAAGTAGAGACTTCTTGTATTAATTTATAATAATTAGAATCCCCAATAAACTGTATTTTATCATTTACCAGTTTTATTAATAGTTTATTAATATTTGTAAGTTTTTGATTATAAGTAATATATTGTTTTTTGATTTCAGTTTCAATCTTGTCTTTAATTTTTATATTTTCATAATCAATTAATAATATTCTGACGGTATTTCTAAAAACATTATAAAAATTTGTCTCTAATTTTATTTTTTTAATATAATCCACTCTTTCTTCATCTACTTTATTTGAAATGGTTATTACACTATCGACCGATTCCATTTGTTCAGCATCTTTATTTATAATATAATTGCTATTTTTTAAAGTAGGTATGTAATATTTTGAACCTTCTTCAATATCAGATTCAGGTATATTTTTAGATAATTGTATAAACTGGTCTGTTTCAGTTAATATTCCTACAACTAATACATCCTCTACAACCTTAAACATTGGCTTACAAGGAATAATAGAAACTTTACCACGTTTTTTACTTTTCTTTTCAAGAACCGTTAGAAATTCCATTGTGTCATTGTAATTATTCCATAAACTTAAATCATTCATAAAAACAAAACCTAATGTTTGCTTTAATTCGTCATTTAACCCAGATGGATAACACGGTACAAAACCATTAATTTTAGAATTTTGACTATTTGCTAAAACTCCTATAACTTTACTGTTAAAATTTAAAACAAATTTGAGTATTTTATAACCGCATTTATCAAGTTCTTCAATTAAACTATAAAGATTTAATGGTTTTCTTACTTTATATACACTAGGTGGTAAAAGTCCGTTTTCAGGCATACTTTCAAGAGGTGTGCAAATGTTTTTGAAATAAGGCTTTATTACTGATGTAAATACTTCTCTCATTGTTTTTGAAAGTGTTGTGTCGTGTTCACTAAAATCCTTTTTTACCTTGATACTTTTTTCATTAATTGTATAAGAATAAATAGGTTCATAATAATCGTCTTCTTTCAATAAAAATATGGTGTCTTTTCTTGATTCATAAAATTCATTCGAATAATGATTTGTTGGGCAAACTAATCGAACATTATTTGTAATATCATTGTTTGGAATTTCAAATATGATTAAATTAATACCTAATGGAAATAAATACTTATTTGGCTGGCAAATAATATCCCATAAATAAGAATGATCAATAATAACATCATCATCATTTAAAAAATTAATAAAATTTTCAAAAGAACTTACTATTTTTGAAAAAAACAGCTTTTCTTTTTCATCCTCTAAATTAATTTGTGTAAATAGTTTTGTATTATCATATTTATTAATATCAACAGCATTTTCACTATTACTATAAAAATCTTTAACTAAATTTCCATTTTGATAAGTTATAAAATTATCAATTGTTAATGATTTTATTATTCGTTGTTTCATTTCTTTAATACTTAAAACCTTTGCGAATTTTTCTACTTTGCTGTTTTCGCTTTTAATCTTTTTGGCAAAATATAAAGCATCTGAAACGCAAGCAATAAATGATTGTTTATAATTTACTTCAATGCCGTGACGTAACAAACACGGATGGTTCATTTTAATATTGCTATTTGTTTTACTTATTTGACAATCTTCGTTTAATTCATTGAGTATTTGTTGAATTTGCATAGGTAAATAACCCCATCGACCTTGTAAAAGCGGGAATTTTTCGGGGCCATATATGTATTCATCTTGACTCATTGGTTTATCGTCTTTTTTATTTGGTTCTTCATTTGCTGACTTTTTAGCTTCACATTTTTCTTTCGCTTTTATTCTTCCTTCTGTATTATATTTATCAAAGCAACAAGGTAAGCAATAACCGTCGGGATGTTTATCAGGTATAAATCCTGGGTATTTCTTGTATTTTTCATCCCCTCGTTTGGGTTTATAAAATTCATAAACATAGTGTCCTGGTATTACCTTTTCTTCATCTTCAGGTATAATTTTACCACAAGTAGGATGAACTAATATTTTTTTACCGTTTTCTTCGACTTCTTTAAATTCATTGGGGTCAATTGGTTTATTTGTTTTTAAACACCAATAACGTGGACAAATATAATTAAATTGATTATTTGGATCAGAACCATATTTTATAATGTCTTCAGGTCTTAAAAAATCTTTGTGTTCTTTATTAATTTTATCTAATTCAGTGTCTGTTAAAATAACAGGTTGTCTTTTATGAATCGACTGGCAAATCTTAGAGTAAATTGAAAATTCTCCTCTTTCATTTTTAACGGGGGATTTTACAATTAATTTTGAATCTTTTTCTTCAATTTTTCCTTGAAAATAATTTCTTAACGGCATTCCATCAATATTTTGAACGATATTTTCTTCTTCTTCTTCATCTTCTTCATCGTCTTCTTCTTCATTACCTTCTTCCTCATCTTCTTCTTCATCATCTTCTTCATCATCATCTTCTTCATCACTAGACGTTTCTTCTTCATCACTAGACGTTTCTTCTTCATCACTAGACGTTTCTTCTTCATCACTAGAAGATACTATATTTAATTTAGGACGAGCAACAGGTTTAATTTCCTCTTCTTCCTCTTCCTCTTCTTCACTAGATTCCTCTTCTTCTTCCTCTTCACTAGATTCCTCGTCTACATTATTATTTGTCTCTGGTAAAGAAGAAGCTGTTTTAATACTTTCTTCCGATTCTATGGAAGATTCACTAGTACTTTCTTGACCACCTATAGTAGCGCTTTCAATACTTTCCTCATCATCATCATCATCAAAAAATAAACTTAAAGCATTGTTTACTTTCTCTTCAGCATCTTCATCAATCTCAGATTCGCTATCGCTTACACTAGATATGTCTCCCGTTTTTTTATATACAACGTCCTCTGTATCTTCTTCAATAGAAGGCTCTTCATTTTCGGATAATTGACTTTCAACAGAAGAAATAATATCATGTGCTACAATATCTTCTTTTTCACCCGAAGAACAAATACGTGTGATTTCTTTACTCGGGAACCCAGTACTTTTAATGTCTTGTGTTAAACGTATCATTGTATCTAAATAAACAGGAATTATAGACAAATAATTTATATCATTCATATTTTCAACTGTTATTGTTATTGTGCTTATTTTCTGGTCTAATTGTATGATTGTTTTAAAACCAGGGTTATTTTTAATCTTAATATCTGATTTTCTAACTCCGCGTTCAACTTGTATTTCATTTGCCACTTTTCGAACCAAATCTAACGCTGTTTCTTGTGTTAAATCATCTGGATAATTGTCTAAAAGCGCTTGAACAATTTCATCGCCTCTAAAACCTTCTTCTTGTTTTTCCAAAATAAAAGCCTCTTGACTCGTAACCTTATTAAAATTTGAAACTCTTTTAAACCTTAAATGAATGCCTTGTTTAAATTCAGTTGATTCGTTATTAAAAATACAAGATATACATCCTTTAAATGACTCAAGCTTTATAGGTTTTGTAATTTGTATTTTAGATTGATATGTAAGTTGTTTTACTTCAATATTTTCGTTATTCAAAGAATCAAATAGATTAATTTTGTAACCATTTTGCTCCAAATGATTTTTAATCTCTGTAATAATTGGATTTATAGCTTCTCTAAAAATTTCATCGATTTTATCTTTATCTACAATTTGCTGAAATTCAGTGCTTATAGTAATATATCCATTTTCATCAAATTCACAATAAATAATTTGAGAATCGTCGCCCTTCTTATCACTCATTTTTTTATTTTCAATTAAAACTGTTACAGATTTAGTTCTACCGATTTCCTTGTCGGATTTAAAAATAAGACCCTTTTTTAAATAAGGTATTTTTCTTCCGTCCGTAGCTATTCTATCGGTATATAACCTATAAATATTTTCCTGTTTTGATGATGGGTTATATTTAATAAGAGGATTGTTTTGAGTAGCATGTATCACTTTAAAAATCACTTCTAATGGAATTTTAATATTGAAATCAGGTTTAATGACAGCTTTTATATATTTAATACCATTACTAACATAACTTAACTCTGATTTTTTCAATTTATATACATCATAAAACATATCGACTGTTTTAAATGATTCTAGTGTCTTTTCGGTTAAGAGCTTCGAATTATCTGTGTTGTATTTTTCTTCACTGCTAGTAAAATCGTTGAAAGAATTTATATTTTTATTATACAAAAATGGATAATATATTTTGATTGTTGTTTGCTGATTAATATTTTTTGTGATTGAATATTGAACCACGTCTTTAGCTAAGCATAAATATATATTATTATCCACTATTTCACCTGTGTTTAATAAAAGATGACTGTTTAATGTAGATAAAGATTTACGTGATGCTCTTTCAAAAAAACTATCATATTCAACTACATCATACGGATTGCTTGTAAAAGGATATTCATTTTCAACTATAAAAAATTTTTGACCTAGGACCTTGTTAATAATAAATTTTCTATATGCGATTTTTAAACTTAATATATCATCATAGCTATAAATATCTTTGACAGGAATTTCTTCTAATTTATTACCATTTGTATCGCTTACAATATTTGATATAAATTGTTGTAAACGGATATGTGTAAGAGTAATTTTTTTGTTTTGTGTTAGCGTTTGATATACTGAAATAGGATTCAATGTTTCTACCTTTTGACAAAATAAATATATTTCATCTAAGGATGCCATTTTTTTAAACTCGCTAAGTATTTTAAGTTTAATTGTTCCAATAGTATCATCATAATGGATTTGTTGTTCTGATTGAAAAATTGGAACTTTGTAAACTTCACCATTTTTTCTCTTAAATTCTTCTTCTTGAATTGGTCCTTTTTTTTTAGATTTTACACCATTAAATACTATAATTTTTTGTATTTCATTATTAACCAGGTAGTTAACTTTATAAACTGGTTCTATATTTGGTTTTGACATATATATATCAATAGTATTATTTTATGATTAAATTAGTTTAAATTTATAATTATTATTATGTAAATAATAAATATAAAATCTTAATCTGTGTAAAATTGTAAAATTGTAAAAGTAATTATGCTAAATCATAATAAGGGTTGTCATTTATAGTCATACCACAATATTCCTTTGGATTCTTTTTATAATCAACTGGGTCATAAATGCCGGCAGCTTTTGCGTTTTCTAATACAAATTTAAAGTTATTCCAGAATTCCTGTTTGTGTCCGATAGATTCTGTTAAAATATGTGATAACTCATGAAGAGCTACAAATGTTAATGTGTTTATATCAATTAATTTATCACCATTTTTTGTTGTATTTAAACAAAATGCGATTTTCTCTCCTTTATTCTCACTATAAGCTGTTAGTTCACTTGTTGGTAATGTTTCGCTTATCTTTTGCGGGTTAAAACCTTCAACTAATCTTTTTACACGTGGGTCATTCGGGTGTTTTTCTTTCATATATTGAACAAGGGCTTTACATTTTGCCGTAACATCAGCTAATAAATTTGCTGCTAATTCTAATTTTTGTCTTTCTCTCACGCAATACCTATTGCCATCTTTTGATGAGATAATGCATTTAAGATTAAACATGTCGGAATCATAATAAATTCTTAAACATAATAATAATACAAATCCGACAAAAATATAAAAAAAAATTCCGTGCTTTTCCATATATTCTATGATTAAAAAAAGATAATCAAATTATATTATCTTTTTGTGTTAACATGTTCATATACAAAGTTCATTAAAATTAGTATTTGTTTTACTATTTGTTTTAATTATAATAAATAATGTTATAAAATAAAATTATAACATTAATTTCAATCTATAATTCAGTTAAAATTAAACTAACTTTAATTTAAAATAACTAAACAAATTTATTGAGAACCAGAACCAATTTCAAGAGGGGGTCTCATGAAATCAGGTTGAATAGTTGTCTGGTTCCATGGTCCAACATATAGCTGAGGATTCGGGGGCTCAGAACGAATTTGTAAATTGGCATTTCTTAAAGTTTGGCCAATTGTATCAATGCCAATATGGTATCCAGCCTTTAACAAATTAACATTTGCCAACTCGCCTTTGCCAGAAGGGTTCAATTGAGCCCATTGATTATTACTATCCTTGGGTAAAAGCTCAGCAGGGTTTTGTATCGATGTTTGAGAGCAAGATGAAGGGACACCAGGCATACTGGTTTGAGCACCATTTGCCGAGGCAAACACTTCATTGTTACCTTCTAAAGCAGGTATAACACCGCCAGACATTTGGGAGTTCTTATTATTTTTGTATTGTGATGGCATATTTGATTGTGATTCAGAACCAGACATTCCCTTAGATGATAAGTAGTTTGCAAATAAACTTACGCCATAAGCGATAATTATTAAAACCACTATTGCTCCAATACCGTAATCGTTCCATAGCTTTTTTAGAGAGACGCTCATTATATTAAAATAATGATAAAATAATTTTAAGAATACTTATTTAATTGTTAATTAAATTCTTTATTTAATTCTTAAAATTCTAAAGGTTGTTATTAATATTAATTTAATGTAATTATTCTAAATTTATAAATCATCTAATTCACTTTCGGAAATATCATCTAATTCTGCCTCAAAATCACTGTCACTATTATCAATATTTTCAATCATATATGTATTTTTAATTTTTTTTGCTTCTAAATATGCTATAATAAGTTCTTTTTTTGCTAATTTTGCCTTAGTTTTTGCCTTTTCATATAATATTTTGTAAACTTCATTGGGTTTTTTTAATGACATTGTTTCTAAAGTATTTTCTAAAGTATTGCTTAATTCAATTTCTTTCAATTCTTTTGGATCATTAAAATCTTCCGTGCTTAGTTCCTCGAAATTTATATCTAAAGATTCTAAATCATTATTATTTTCTAAATCATCAATTTTATTTTGATGTGTTAATTCATCTCTTAAATGTGAAGTTATTTCATTGTCTAAATTATCTTTATTTGTTTTTTTATCTTCAATTTCTAAATCGTCTAAATGTTCAAAATTGTTAAAGGATTCTGTTTTTTCTAAATTATTACTTAATGTTTCATCTTTATAAGTTTCTGTTTTTATATTTGATTCTGTTTTTACTACAGTTTCTGTTTTATTATTAAGTGAATTTAGTGAATTTAATGAATTTTTAATTAAACAGCTTTCAAAAATTGGTTCATTATTTAAAATCATCACTTGCTTAAGCTCTATTTCTATTTGAAAATTTCTTGTAGTAAATTTTATACCTTGTATTTCTAAAATAGATATTATATTTGTCTCTGTTGTAACATCTTCTAAACCTAGTGTAACCTCATTTTCATTAAATATTTTAATATATGGTTCATTATTATGATTATTTTTTACATTTGTTCTTACTAAATAGAATTTACCTGACTTGTATACACGTATTATAGAGTTAAAAGCACTTTCAATATCACTCACTTCTAAAGCATTTTGAAACCAAGAAGTACCTTTTTCATGAATTAATTTTTGACATCTTTCTTCTAAATTCTCAAACCAGTTAATTAAGACAGATGAATTATTATCAAACATTAAATCGCAATAATATTTTTTACCGGTTTTTACAAACCCTTGTCTAGTTAGACTTTTAGTTGTTTGTATATATAATGGTTTGTTATTGTATTGTATTTTTGTAAAATAAGCTCCACCTTGAACACCTGACGGATGTGCTAAAGTAAGCCTTGAAAAATCAAAGTTTTCTGTAGGTTCAATTATATTTTCCATATTATGTCTTCTATAGAAAAATTTAATACTATTAACACGCAAAAAATCAATTATAATATTATTTGTATTAATTATATTATAATTATGAAAGATAGTATAATTCAGCAATGTTTAGATATTCTTAAACGTGATGATATAAAAAGTGAAATGAAAATATTTTTTAAACCCATCATAGATTATATTTTATATGAAATAAATCCTTATATTTATATTACAGTATCATTAGTTGTATTAAATTTTATAATGATTTTAGCAATCTTGGTTATTTTAATATTTTTATTACGTAATAAACAAATAATTAATAAAGTGTTATAATTTGTAAATTTAGGAAAGATTATTTAATATAAATTATTTTTATTCTTTGCATTTTATATAAATGACAGGAAGCAGAAGTATGCAGAAAATCGGTGGCAGAAGAAGAAGAAGAAGCGGTAAAAGACAGCGTGGAGGTATGGCTGCTCCATCAGCTGGTTCTTACACAAGTGCGGCAGGTTATGGTCTTGCTGTAAATGGAACAGGACCTGAACAATTTGCTAGAACATTTGAAGGTCCAGGCTCAGGCCCTGGAATTTATAAAAGTGTTCAAGGAGTGTCTGTAGGTGGAGGAAGAAAGCGTTCTAAGAAGGGTGGATTCTGGGGTGAAATAGTGAGTCAAGCTTTAGTCCCATTTAGCATTTTAGGTATGCAACAAACATACAGACGTAATAAACACGGCGGAAAGGGAACTAAACGTAGACGTTAAACCAGTTAACTTTATAACATTTTTATAACATTTTTTATAATATTATAAAAATATTAATTCTGTAAATATTTAATTTTGTAAAAATGAAGATAAACTAAAATAAAAAAATATTTCATAATTTATAATTAAAATGAGTTTTGAAAATCAAATACAACAATGGGTTTCATTAGACAATCAATTAAAGCAAATCAACGATAAGGCTCGTGAATTAAGAGAGAAACGCACAAAATTAACAGAAAATATAACTAAATATGCTGAAAATAATAATTTATATGCAAAAACAATTAACATAAGTGATGGTAAATTAAGATTTTCAAATACTAAAACACCTGAACCATTGACTTTCAAATATTTAGAAAAATCACTTAGTGAAATTATTAAAAATGAATCACAAGTAAAGGCAATTATTGAACATTTAAAGCAAAATAGAGATGTTAAAGTAATACAAGAAATAAAGCGAGTTTCTAATAATTAATTATTATATAAATAATATATAATTATGATGAATGAAAATATGTTTGAAAGTAAAGATATGATATTTAATAATCAATCCGGAGGTGGAATACAAAGTGGTGGTCTAAGTATTAAATCAATAATGATGTCAAAGGGAATTTCACCTATAATGTCAATCAATACAGATAAAGACAGTAAAAATGTTGAACGTGTTTCTGAGTTATTTGAAAACTTAGTAATTCCTTTAGGGTTAATTAATGGTATTAAAAATATGAATTCGGGATATAATATTATGGATGATGAAAGATATATTTATGATGATGATGAGTCTGAAGAAGATAAAGATGATATTGACTCTTTATATGATAAACTTTTGAAACTTGTTGAGCCTGATGAAAAAGAAATAAAAAATAATGATGATGAATTTTTATTTTTAGGAGGTAAAAAGAAAAATAAAAGTAGAAAAAATAAGGAATCTAAACTGAGTAAAATGAATTCAAACAAAAAAAGTAAAAAAAATATGAAAAAGTAAAAAAAATATGAAAAAGTAATAAAAATTAAATTATATTATTAAGTATTTAATAATATAATGATTGTAAATCGTTGGAAAAAATATAAAATTAAACCTAATAAAAGAAATAAATCTTGTAAAAATATTCAATCAAATAATGAAAATAATACCTATTATGATGAACAAGATACAATTTATGAAAAACCAATAGTATATAATGAAAATGAATGTTTCATTTGTTTAGAAGTTTTCTTTGACAATGTAACCGCAATTAAATTAAACAAAATGGAAGAATATATCAAAGAATGTTCTTGTGATGGTTGGATTCATGAAAAATGTTTTAATAAGTGGCACAATGTAAATAAAAAATGCCCAATTTGTCGCACCGTAATTGTATGTACTAAATATGAATATTGTGTGTTAGTTATTTACAATTTTAAAAAAAAAGTACGCGAAACAATTTTAATTGTATTGACAATAATAAAATATACATTTTTATGTACATTATTGTTAAGTTTTTTATACAAAGTTTCTTTGTCTTCTTTTAAAAAGACCCCCATGTTGTCGAATTAAATGGAGATACTAAAATATCTGTAACTTTTGTTTTCCAGAAATCAACACGCTTTTGAAAGGCAATGTCTTTCATTGTTACTGGATATTGTGGAGTTGTTTTCATTAACTCTTCTTCCTCTGGTGTAATTTTAGGTTTATTACCGTAACAATTTACACCAAATCTAAGTTGAGGATTTATCATATATCCTCCATTTACACCTGGTCTACCACAGTCATTTTCATGACCCTCTACTTTTTGCAAATAATCAAATGTTTTTTGCTGAGTAGGAAATAACGCCATTTGTCCATCAGACCATCCATAGTTACACCAGTCACCGCCATTTTTATATGCGTCTTCTATTTCATTATATTTTGCTAAACGTGATCCATAAGCAGTACATAATGCCTTAGCATTTTCATAATTATAATAGTTTCCTGGTATATTGAAAACCTGTTTTTTAAATTTAATTTCAGGCACCGGCGATGATTGATATTTTGTTTGGTCTACTGTAACATCTAAAGTTTGTGTTGGTGAAAATAAGTTGGTTAAAGATGCCGTTACATTTATACTAAAAAAGTATTGTAAAGCATTTACGACAATTAATACAACTAATATAAAAATAATTATAAACCCAAAAATTTTTGAACTTTCTTTATTTTCTGATCCCATCATATTTTCCATATTTCCCATATTTAGTTCATTATTTGAATTTCCTAAAGAACGAAAAAGAACAAAATACAGTATAATAATTATTAAAATTATAAAAAAAACAGTTGGGTTTAATAGCATATTATTTATATAGTTATACATATTTACAGGGTCAGCTGTTGATGTTGTTGAAACTTCCATTTATATAATATATATAAATAGTTTATATAAATTATAAAAAAATATAATTAAACCGCCTTTTTCCTGTAAAATAGACAATATGCTTTGGGTGAAACAATTGATTGAATTAAAGGAACTTCTTGAACTGATGTATCATTAAAGTGATACCATTTTCCATTGGCGTTCTTAACATATGATGTATAATGACCACCTAAAACTGACCCGCCGTGATTACAAACACCATACAATTCATAAATATAACTTTTCTTTTTATATCCAACTACATAATTAGATAAATCTAGATTGTCCATTGGAAAATCAATTAAAATTTGATTTTTTTGGTTTCTTGAATTAAATCTTTTAAAATCAATTACTAATATATTTGGAAAACTCCAAAATAAAATTTTCTTTCTTATATTTTCTTTTTGCTTTGTTTCTTCATTGTACCATGCGTTGTCACCATCTAGAACTTCACCTTGAATATAATGTTCAAAACAATCAATCAATGTAGGTGCCTTATTTTCAGGAGGAATCGGTAAATCTATCATAAAAAAAGGTTCAGGTGTTATTTTTAGTTGCTTTCCAGTTTCCAATGAAACAATTTCAGAAACACTTACAGCGTAAAATATATTCCATATTTCTGAATAGTCTTTTGAATACATATTTTTAATCATTTCAAAACATTTTACTGCTACTTTATCGGTGTCATTCTCTATTTCCCCTGATATAGTCATCTTTATTTCTCTAGATAGTCCTGTATGGAAACAATCTATTACAAATAATAGAAATTCTGGCAAATCATTTTGCGAATAACCTGTAAATATATCCATGTCCTTTTTCTCGGCAATCTTATGAATCGTTTTTAAAAATTTATTAGGAGCTACAATACAATTTTTACTCCATAATAATTTTCTTAATTCATCCCATTCCAATAAAAGTGCTGATTCATATTTATTCTTTAATCTTCTTTTATATGTTTCTAAATCTAAAAAATCGTTTAATTCATATGTGTGGGATAATACTTGCATACACGAGTTTATGAAACAAGTATTTCCTAAATTACCTAACCCGCTTAATCCATTATCTTTATATTTATTAATATCCATAGTTTTGTATTATTATTAATTATAACAATATATTTAAACAGATTTAATTTATATTATAATATAAATACAATGAGCAATTATTCAATACTATCTACAGATGAATTAGTTTTAATTAATATTTTAAATACTATGTATAATGATAATTATAGACAAATAGAACAATTGCAAGAAGGAAATACTCGAATAATGGGTTCTATTATAAATATATTATCAAGTGTTTTGAATAATAGAGCACGTCATAGACAAGGTACAAATACAAATGCTAATACTAGTTCTAACAGGAGAGAACATGTCCCAAATACTACTAATAATCAAAATACAAATAATGCAAGAAGAGTAAATAGTAGTTCTAACGCGTTAATGAATTTTTTGAATAACGGTGTACTAAGTAATACACCATATATGGTTGATAATGTTGAATATATTCCATTACAATCGTCAGCAAGAACCGGAGCAAATATTAGTAACAGTATAAATGAATTGTTACAAGGTTTTTTAGAACCAGTTGAAGTTTTTCCGACACAGTCTCAAATAGAAATAGGTACTAGAATAGTAAGGTTTTCTGATATTGTAAACCCTATAAACAGCTCTTGTCCAATTTCAATGGAGCGATTTAATGACAGTGATAGTGTATCTATTATTAGAGAATGTGGACATATTTTTTCGACACAAGAACTACATTTGTGGTTCAGAAACAATTGTCGTTGTCCAGTATGTAGATATGACATTAGAAATTATAACCCATTAGTAAATAGAAGACAACAAGAGAGAAATACTCAAATTAATCCTTCAATTGATATTTCAAATAATGTTATAAATGATGCTTCAAATAATGTTATTCGTGTACCTAATATTCGTGATATATCAGGAAATAATTTAAATGTAAATGATATTACATCATTGTTATTTAATTATTACACAAGAGGAACACATTTATAATTTCTTTGTGAAAAAGTAATAAAAAAATATCCATATAAATTATAAGAATGTTTACTGATAAACAAGAATATGATATTTCAAATAATGTTGAAACAGAAAATTATGATAATGATTCTAATGAAAGTGAAATTGTAACAAATGATAGTAAAATTGTAACAAATGATGATGTATTTGATAATTTAAATAAGGATGATACTTTTTTCAGAAAATCATATTATTTTGTTGAATATATTGGATGTATAACTTATAAATCAGTCAAAATATTTTTTAGCGTTTCAAGAATATATTTATTATGGATTTTCCTTCATTATGTAGCTTCTCATTCATATGTTAAATTTTGCACACCGAACACAATCACCGGGTTTATAATTTCACCCTTTTTGTCATCATCTCCACATTGTAATGGTTTAAGATGGGTTATAAATAATGGGTCTATTGTTATAAATAATATGTGGTTATTATTAGGAACATGGTTAGGGTCGTGTTTTATTATATACAAACCATTTTACTCTGATGATAAAAGGTCTTAAATAATATAATATTAAAATAATATATTATATAAAATAATATAAAGATATATAGTTATATATATTTATATAAAATGAACTATACTAGAAGAGGAAATAAATGGACTGTTAATGAGATTTTATCTCTTCAGAGGGAATATGAATTATTGGAAATGGATATTCAAGAAATAGCTTTAAAGCACGGTAGAAGTGTTCAAGCTATTTTATACAAGCTTGATAAGGAAGAAATTATTAATACTTGGTATGATGCTCGTGGATATGATAATTATTCGAATAAAAATGATGAACAAGATGTATCGGATGATGAGGGCCAATATGTATACGGCGACGACCAATATGTATCAGATGATGATTATATTGAGACACAAGATGCTTCGGATGATGAAGATTATATTGAGACTCAAGATGAATCAGATGATGATGATTCAGATGATGATGACGAGATTGTGAATTTAACACGTCGCGTAGGATATGTTGAAAATACAGTGAATGAAATTAAAAATTTGATTACAAATTTATTAAAATCAATCAATAATAATATAAGCATTACTAGTAGTTTAGAAGCATAAAGTTAATAAAATAATTATTAAATAAAAAATTTGTATATTATTTTTATTTAATTTATTAAATACTTATTTTTTGTTTGTTTTTCTTCTTTTGTTTGTTTTTCTTCTTTTGTTTGTTTTTCTTCTTTTGTTTGTTTTTCTTTTTCCACCACTATCACTCGACATCCAGTTATCTGGCACATTTATATGGCTCATCTGTTCCATTGTCATTCCATTATTATAAGCTTCGGGATTTTGCCTCATATAATGTTCTCCTACATCACTTTGATATAAATGTTCTCTCAATTGACTAGCACGTTTGTGATATTTGTCATAACCTTCTTCATTAAAATTTCCATTTTTGTCATATGATGCGCTTTTCTCGGATTCTGTAGGGGCTAACATTTTTTCAGCCCATTTGTTATGTTCGTTTTCTAGCTCAGCCATTTTTGCTTGATCTTCATGAAACTTTTTTTCTAACGGACCTATTTCATGATTGACACCATCTCTTATTTCTCCTGTATAACGTCCGTAATTTCTTTTATCTGCATTGTACTGTCTCATATTTTCGTGAAAATTATGCATGCGTTTTATACCTTCGTTTTTTCTCCACCTTTCATCTGCTTCCCTCTCACGCACCATATTTATATATTCATCAGACTTCATGTAGTCCTCCTTAGCTTTTTTTAGTAACAAGATTTGATGCTCATGAGCTTTTTTATTGTATTTTTCCTTTTCTTTATTTTCATATTCTATATATTCATTATATTTTCTCACTCTCTCTGGTAGCTCTCTCTCGAATCTCTCACTATCTTCGATCGCTTTCTTAGCTCTTTCTTGTTCTAGAAGAGCATCTCTTCTTTTCAGTAATGGTTCCACTTCTTGAAAATAGTAGAACCAACTCGGCAAAATTTTTGAAAAAATTTCATTTTTTGACTCTTCGTCGAAATCCCTAAAAACTTCTTTATTATCATAATCTTTTAAATAACTATAATTAAACCCGTCTTCATTTTCATTTAATATAGTAAGTGGATTTATATCATCATTTCTGAGGTAACCGGAAGTCACATTCATATCTATCACCTTTTGTTTTTTAAGTCCGTAGTTATCTTCATAAAATATATAAATATTATTATAATCATTTTTATTTTCCATGAATTTGATTACCCATTTGTTTTTGTCTATTTCTATTTCTTTTTTTCTTCTTTCTTCTCTTTCTTTTCTTTCTTCTCTTTCTTCCTTTTTTTCTTCTTTTCGTAGATTTCTTATTCTCTCTGTTTCTTTTAATTTTTTCTTGTGCGCTTCTTCTTCTTCCTTTAATCTTTCCTTTAATCTTATCTTTTTTGGTATCACATTCTTACACATGTATTTATATAATTCTACGATTTGCCCAACAAGCTCATGTTTTATATTTTCGGAAACACCAATAAACAATGTCCGATTATGCAAATTAATAACCCACTCTTCATCTAATAATCTACATAGATCAGGTTGTTCTGATGTATAGATTGCTCTTTTTTCATTAGTTAATGTGTTAACTAAATATACATTATAGTCTTCAAATGTATCATCGTATTTCATTATCCATGCGTTGCTAATTTTCTCCAACTCATGTTCTTTCTGTTTTTTCCTTTCTATTTCTTTTTTGCTAGCGTTATCTTTTAGTATGTTTTTAAATATTTCTTTTTTTTTTCTTGCTTCTACATTTTTGACATCTTCGACATTTTTTGTGTTAGGACGAACATATGAACTAATTTTATTTCCAAACTGTCCTAATAACCCAATTGGTTGTTTATCTATCTCAGGTTCAAATTTTTCTGTTTTATAAAGATTATTTGCCAAATTATATGCGTCATCTTCTTCTTTTTTTTCTTCTTTCATTGATCTCCAGTAATCAGACTCTTTATAACTGCTTGAACGGGTAGTGTTGAGAATAGAATTAGTTTCATCACTTTTATATGATTCAAAAATAAGGTTTTCTAGGAATTGATCAATACTAAAACTAAGTAATCTCTTTTCAGCATCGGGTATTTCGGGCATTTCTAAATCATTTAAAACACTCCACCACTTCATATCAAATGGACTGGTCCAGTTTCTTGCTTCTATTTTTTCATTTGTATCTTTGTTGTAGTACAATAACTTACCATATGGTATCCCGGGTTCGACAGTTTCATCAAAAATTACTTCCCATGACGGGGTATCTGTTAACTGATCTTCTTGCTCTTTTATATTAATATCTCTTGATTTTCTGGATACAGAAATATTTAAACAATTTAAAATATAGAGATAATAACGGACATCCTCAATATTTTTGAACGCCTCTGTGTCATTGATATGTGACAATTTCGTTATGTTTTTCCTACGTAAAATATTATTTATAATTTCTACTATTTTTTTTTGTGAAGAAACACACAGATATCTGAAGACATCATCAGGTATACTTGGTTGTTTCATGTCATTACTTTTACTACGACAAGACATATCATTTAGTCTATTATAATCATACATATTAAAACCTTTAACAATAAGCTTCATTTCTTTCTTCTTCGAGTTATAAAAAAGCAAATTGTTATCACCACTCTCACTTATATAAACTTCCCAATCATCAAATTCGGGTTTATGAATACCTAACATATAAGCATCAACTTCACGAACATATTCACCATTTAAAATATCATCTAAAGCCTCCATTTATATAATAATTTAATAAAAATTATTATATTTATTTAATACTTATTTTTTATATGTATTTCTCCTTTTAATTATTTTTCTTCTTTTAATTGTTTTTATTCCTTTATTTGTTTTGTTTGTCTTTCTTCTTTTATTTGTCTTTCTTATTTTATTTTGTTTTCTTTTTTTATATGTATTTATTTTTCTACTACCACCAGATGCCTTCTTTTCATTTTCGGCATTCCACATATCATAATTAATATTACTGTAGTATATTCTATTTCTTTCCATATCTTCACGCTTTTCTTTTTCTTCTTTCATTTTGGGCCAACCTCGAGCTTTTGATGGGTCTTTTTCGTAAAGTAATTTTTCTGACTCTTCATATTCTAATTTTCTTAGCTTGTCCCTCAATTCTTTATATTTTTCATGACTCATTAATAAACCTTTGTCTTTATCTTTGACAACTCTTTCCTCAAGATTTTGCTTCCAATAAATCCTTTGTTTTGTTTTTTTGTTATAAAATTCACCCCATGGATTATAATTTCTTTTAAAAGAAGTAACCAAAACGTCAGTATCAACGCCTTTAGGAATATCTTCATCGACATGTAGAATTACATCCCAAGCGTTATTATCATCTTCAAATTTTTTAGCAATTTCAAAATTGTCATTATTAATTTTATCTAGTTCATTGTTTAATTTTTTAATTTCAGCATTCAAATTGTAAAAATCTATTTTTTTAGTATTTTCATTCATATCTGTAATCTGATTCGTCATTGTGAATTCTCTATCACCATATTCAGCTAATCTAATTTTTTTATATCCAGAAATCGTACTATCAATCATATTCTGTTTTTTAATACAAAAACTAATCTTTTTTTTAATTTCACCCAATTCTTTTAGCATTGATTCTTTATATTGATTATACATATCTAATCCAATTGGTAGTTCTTCTTCTTTCTTCTTTTCTTCTATCATTACCCCAATATCAGGATTTATGTTAAGAAATAAACTCATCATATCGTCAATATTTATTTCGTCTTCTTCTTCATTTGATTCTTTTTCTTCTTTTTCTTCTTTTTCTTCAAGCAGCTTTTGTAATATGGCTTGAGCAATTGCTTCATTATTACTAAATTTACCTGTAATTCCAAGTGCTTTTACGATGCGATTTAGAGCATCTTCCAGATTATCATAATTTATTGATTCATCATCATCAAAGTTTAACAAAGTCTGTATTTTTTTCATTATTTCACTAGCCTTTCTCAAATCTTCCGATTTCTCATTATTTCTTCTTTCTATCTCAACTTTTCTCAAATCTTCCTCATTTTCAAAAGTTATTCTATCAGTATCAGCTTTCATAGGAGCAGTTATTTCTTCTCCTTGCTGTTCCATTTGTATTTCAAGATTAATCACCGCCCAGGCAGGAAGACCTTGGGAATTTATGTCATTTAATCTTTGTCCTGTTAATGGATTTGTGAACACATATTTGCCTCCATTTGATTTTGAATCGTCATTTTCATAATTTACTTGCCAGTTCCAGTCTTTTTTTTCTTCTGGCGACATTTTATCATACAAAAGTTCTATCTTGTATTTTATTAAAAAAGGGACTACTTCTCTTTGTATTTGTGACCAAATTCTTATATTTTTTATTTTTTCATTTCTCGGATAACCCCTATCCCATGTTGGTGCTCCATAACCCGACACATAATCCATTATTAATTTTTCTCCGGTTTCAGTATCTAAAAAAACTATATGACCATAAGGATAGTTGGGAGGACTTGGTGTTTCGTCATAAATTATTTTAAAATTCATATTTTTACCATTAAGTTTTTCAATTTCACTATTCACACTGTCTTCAAATTCTTTAAATTTTGTTTTATTTGACATTATATAATTTTCCATATTTATATAATAATTATATAATAATTATTATATTATAATTTTCTTCTTTTATTTGTCTTTCTTCTTTTATTTGTCTTTCTTTTATTTGTTTTTCTTCTTTTTCTTCCACCTTCTTTTTCATCATCAGATAATGATTCTCTATCTGTTACATTTTCTCCATAAGTGGCATTATATTTTTGCTCGGGATTTGTATGTAGAGTAGGTCTTTCTTCAAACTCTTTTTTCTCCTTCTCTATTATTCTTGCATTTTTCTCTTGAGTTTTAATATCTTCTTCTAATTTATCTAAATCTTTTATTCTTTTTCTTATTGCTTTACATTTCTGTGAAGAATTTTTTCGTCCTACGTGTTTACCCAACCACCACTTTTTAGAATTAATACAACATCTCGAATTAATATTATCTAAAGTATCTTTATTATTTATATTATTTATATCTGTTATAGAATAAGCATCACAATCAGTATTTACTTTATTAATTTCTACATTTGAATAGTCATTATCATTTGGGTTTGAACTATTTGAGGGAGCCATTATTTTTGTTAATACTTCTTTTTGGTCGTCTTCATCGGAAAAATCGGTGTATATTAAATCGTTATTTCCTTTTTTAACGGTTTCTTGTATTAAATCTTTATTTTTAATTTCTTTACAAAAATTAGGATTTTTTTTACCACTAAAAAAATTATTTGAGCAACATTTTTTATATTGCGTATGTAGAATATCACTAAATTCGATAGGCTGACCAGTGTCCATTCTAGCATTATTTGGAATATTAATTGCTCCCTCTGTAACCATATTTTCACAATTTATGTTTTGTGAATCATAAAAAGCATTTAATTTATTATCTAGAGGTCTTTTTTTAGAAAAAAAACTGGAAAATCCTCCTTTCTTTTTTTTATTAGTTTTTCTTTTTCTAACCATTTGCTTTTATATTAAACAAATAAAATTATATTATTTATAAAATTATATTATTTATAAAATATATAAATGAAGAAACGAAAAGTTTCACGCAGAAATAAAACTTCACGAAGAAATAAAACTTCACGAAGAAATAAAACTTCACGTAGAAATAAAACTTCACGCCGACGTAAATTAGGAGGAGGTCCAGATGAATATATGACTACAGATATGAATAAAGATATGACTAAAGTTGATTCTAACAAGGCTCTAATGATAATCACTTATGTTCCAAAGGGGTCGCCTGATGAGGATGACTATTTGAAAAATTATGATGAAAAAGATGATTCGAGAGTAGGTTCATTTGTTATCAAATTAAATAATGTTAATAAAATGGGTGGAGCAAGAATTTGCGCTGAATATATTACAAGGTATGGTCCTGATGAAACCTTTAATGCTATTGTCAGAGAAATGTATAACAGTTCTACCGTTCTGAGTAATCTAGAAACTGCAGTTAATGGTGGATTAGGGGGAAGAGCCTTTCCTAACTTAACAAAAGATGCCAGTTGTCCCGTGGGAGATTTAGAAGCATATTGTCGACCTAATGCGGGTGGTGGTGGATACGGGGGCAGTATATATGTTAACATGCGTCGTAAAAGTACTGGTGATAAAACAGCACATGGTTCTATACACCCCACAACAGATGGGCTTGCTCTTAGCTCAAAGCAAAGATATGAGGGACCATCACATACTTTATCTGACAATCCGTTAATTACTCCAACAGCAATGGGTATTCAATGGTATATGTGTGCGGAATACGACTGTAATAATTTTCCATTCACCCCTGCACTGGTTACATTTTCATTAGAACATAGAAATGTTATGTCTCAGAACTATACCTCGGCATCTATATCTTTACAAAATGAAATTAATTTTTGTACTGAATTAATTGCTGGTTGGATGCAAGGGAGAGTCAATTTGAATCATGCACCTTATAATAATACAGATATGGATACGAGAACGTTTTTGACTAATAAATTGAGATTAGTTTGTGAAGATGAGCTTTACACTCGCGCACGACTAGAAGATCCTCCACGTCAAAAGAGGAGCGTTTTGAGAAACCGTGCTGAAGGAAAGCGACTTCCTCTCGTTGTTGGGGATGACCTATGGCGTTATGAAGGTCACCCTTCCATGGGAAATGTTCCGATTGGAGCATTCAACATAGTACCACCAGGAGGGAGACTATGGGAGGCGCCACCAGGAAAACCAGGAGCAGCAACAGTTGTACCAGGAGGACTAGAAACAGGAGGACCAGGAGCAGCAGTAGCACCACTAGCACTAGCACTAGGAGGACTACCAGGAGCACCACTAGCACTAGGAGGACTACCAGGAGCACCACTAGCACTAGGAGGACTACCAGGAGCACCACTAGCACCAGGACCAGCAGTAATACCAGGACTAGGACTAGGAGCAGCAGTAATACCAGGACCACCACTAGTACCAGGACCACCACTAGTACCAGGACTAGGAGTAGCAGTAGCACCAGTAATACCAGGAGGACCAGGACCAGCAGTAATACCAGGAGGAGTAGCAGTAGCACCACTACCAGCTAATCCAACTCTTGCTCAGGTGATGGCCGCAAGAAGAGGACCAGGACCATAAAAAATAAAATAACAAATACTAACAAAACAAAGTCATTATTTACTTATTTGAAAAACTTAGTAATGCTTTGATTCCCTGCTTTTTCATTGTTTGTTTCCCTTAAATATTCATCAAACAATAATGCTTTTACTTCCTTATTTTTTAATTGTTCTAATTTGTCATCAAATTTATCATGTTCAACAGTTTTACGCAACGCTTCAACATCCCGTTTAAATTTGATAATTTTCGGTGTCTTATTTTGCATTGTCCACATCTTCTCCAAAACAAGCGCAAATACTTGCTGAACTGGTTTCATTATTTGATTTGTAATATAAAACGAATAGTCAATTTTCAAATTATTTTCTGTAATATAAGACGGTGTTTCTATTTTGTCGCCTTGTAATGCTTTCTTATTTGTCGTATTTATATAGACAAATGGAATTCTGTCTCCTGAACTAGGTTTGCTTCCTGGGTCTCGCGCCGTTATTCTATCAGCTAAAACCTTGTGCGCAATTGACTTCGGGTTTTTATATCCTGAACGCAAAGACTTTGTTATAATTAATTTATCCATTGGATATTTTTCATCTACTATGTTTTGTAAACACGATTTTAAGAAATCAGATGCTTGTTTGATATTTTGTTGCTTCATTAAAATATCAATAATTCCTCCATAAATATCTTTCACAATTGGAGCATTATCTCTTCGCTTTAATACAATACCCATTTCCTTTCTTTTACACTTATTTGGGTCTGTTTCGTAAAGCATTCCTACATAGCGTTTCTTCGATAATAAACAAAATGGCATAAATGTTTTCTCGTATTCTAAATCGTGAGGTCCTTTTAGGAAACTAGATGCTAAATGGCCGGCTTCTTGTGCTAGCTCAATCGTAATTTCAAGTGCCTGTTTGCCTCGAATGGGTTCTCCTTCAAGTGTTTGTAAATTAAATGTGAAGAATACTGAATCCGTGTCCCCATATATGTACTCAGCACTCGTTTTTACTTTTCCATATTTCTCTGTATTACAAATAGAATCGCCGTAACATTCTTCGATGATTTTTTTCGCATAGGTTAAGAGCAACCGTCCTGTAGCCGTTGTACACGCGGCAATATCTTTCTCATAAAACGTGCTAGTTTTTGCTCCGCATTGTCCATAAAGCGAATTTGCTGTTAATTTATATCCAATTTGTCTTTTATCAAGTACATTTTTCATAAACTCGTCTGTTTCCAAGGGAATCAATTTACGCGTTGTTTTTCGCGCCATTAAAAGCTCCTCTAAAATAGCAGGCATAATTGCCTTTCCTTCGCCGGATTCACCTGGTTGAGCAAAACGACAGATTTTTGTGCCAGATTTAACCTTTTCCGCTGCGGATGATGGCGTTTTTCTAATATATCTATAAGTATCATAGGTTACATTTACATATTCAAAACCGTGCAAATTATCATAAATAAATTCGCCAGTTTTCTCGTCTTTATCACCGTATTCCTCAATTAAATTGCCTGCTAAATCATATTCTTTCGTCCATACTTTGCTGTCGTGTGACAAATTTTCGCTAATCATGGAACTCGGATACAGCGAAGCATAATCGACACATGCTACTGGATTATCTAAATATAAATCACACTTCGGCTCTAATACAATGGCACCTTCATAACCATCATCCATACTTCCTTTTTCAATAACAGGCATCAACGTGCGCTTTTCACGGCATTTTTTCGCAATATAACTCGTCAATTTAATACCTTGACCTCTCATTACGAGGAAATTAATAGGAACACTACAAATTTTCGCCATTTCGACAAAGCCAGTAAGAATATCAGCCTTATTAAATAGATAATGAACTAGATTGCAATCTTGAATACAATATTTCGCAATTACAGACCTATCATCGGCCGTTCCATTGGTCATTCTAAAAATGTCTTTAGGTGTCACATCGTCCTTTGCCAAACACCAACGCACTTTCTTCGTTGTATCCGGACTTATAATCCGGTCAATAATAAACTTGCCTTCAGCTTTATTAACATATGTAACCTTGAATTTTGCTCCTTCTTCATAGTAATCGACTGAATGACCTATTTCTTCAATATGAATAAAACTTCCTTCTAGTAATCCAGTCATATTTGTGGTTTTAATTAGTGTTTCTCCATTTGTTCCATTTTCTCCATTTTTTATATGCTCAAATGATTTTACATAATCGCCAATAAAATGACCCGCTACATAATCCAGCTTATAAGATGTTAGATTTTCTTCACGACGAAAGAAGTTATACAAATCGACTTGTAGTCTTCCATTTATTTTAATAAATTTCAAATCGTGTTGACCACTCGCAATCTGAATACTACTTTCTTCAATCTTATATTTATTTGTTTCCTTATCATAATTCGCACAAATCTCGTCTTTATTTCGCGACAATTTTAAGAAGTCTTGAACACAATTGTTTTCTTCTGCGCGTCTAAACATAAACTCATAATCGAAACCAAATATGTTATATCCGATAATAATATCAGGATTTTCACGTTGTATCAATTGTTGCCACGCTAGAAGCACTTCTTTCTCAGTATTGTAACTTTCTACAACACTATTCTCAATTGGCATTTTAGTACACGTATTTAAGACAATACAATGATTAAAATAGGGTTCTTGTTCTCCGTAATTCATAAATGTTGAACCAATAAATGTACATTTATCGCCTTCTAATCGAGGGAAAGTAGCATTCAATGATATGTTAATCTCGTTTATTTTTCCATCTCGTTCGAATTTTTTATCGCAAATAATATCAGCAATTGTTGCCTTCTTATCAGTATATGATTTGACATATTTCTTAAATTCACTAAATTCGTCATCATTGTCTTCTTCCATCTTTTCAAATAATGATTCAATTGTGGTAATGTCGGAAAATTCACTTTGTTTTGCCATACTTCGCACTTCAGTTGTGAGCCATTTTTCGCAAAGCTTAACCACTTCTGCCTTTGATGGTTGTTTCTTAGGATAAACCTTGTCGATTGCTTGTTTAATATCAATGTCTGGTTGCTCGTAACCAAATGCGGTTAGAATGATATTACGCAACATATTTTTACATATTTCAGGGGTTAATTCAGTTTCCAAATTTTCAAAGTATTCAATAATATTTGTTGTCAGTTTTTTATAAGATTTAATAGGAACAGGAAAGTCACCGTGACTACTGCTTGCTTCAATATCAAAACTACATATTTTATAAGGAACACGCAATTCCTTATTGTTTAGAGGTATAATATCTTTATAATTAATTACAAATTCAAAATCACAATGCGTTTTTTTTTCTAGACTTTGTGAAATCAAAATTGTCTTCTTTTTTGGTAATGCTATCCATCCAGATGGACTTATATCTTGAATATGAAAGAAACGCAATAATGGCGGAATATTTGCTTCGTATAAAACTGTATATGTGTTGTTAAATACGTAACCTATTTTGCCTTCTTTATCCGTTATTAGTGTATGACCTTTATTATAATCTGTATACCAGATATTTTTCGCCTTGTTAAAAGCATTAATATTACTGAATTCAATTTTCACGAATTTATGCTCTTTACCGCCGTCAAATCCATAAAGCTTTTTACGCTTTATTATTATACAATCGGTAATTGAATCTTCGTAATATTTTCCCATTTTTTGCTTTATATGAGCTAAGAATTCATCCTTGAGCTTTTTTGTCCATGTGTCATTCACCATAACATAAAAGAACGGTCTGAACTCTTCGACCATAATAGAGCAAGTTTTACCTCTTTCATCAACGCCAAACATTTGTATCATAAATTGTGCGTTATCTTTGTAAGTTTTTACTTCTTCGTCGCTTTCAATAATATTACCATCTTCATCATATGAAGCATCATTTGATTTCTTCTCATTATAAATGTTGAAATCGAAAATTCTGAAATTGTAGTCCATTGTTTATTTAGTATGTTAATTTATGTTTATCTCATTTTTAAAATTCAATTTTTTAATTATTTAATTATTTAATTTATATTCTAATCTTAAATTATAATATAATGGCAATAATTAATCAAAATATTGAAGAAGAACTTCGAACACAGCTATTGGACCCCAACTTTTATTTAGGTCCGGATGATCGCCGTAATAGGTTTAATGAACTAATTAGTTGTTACACGTTTATTACAGAAGGACAAAAAAACCTTTTTAATCAAATAATTCAACTTAGATTAGATTTTCTCGAAAATCGCAACAATACTATGGGACTAGAAGAGTCATACCATGATATAGTGCGTAAAGTGATACGTGAAACTGTTTTAGATTTAAGTAGGTTTAGAATGCTATTTACATTAGGAGAAGCGGGACTACAGGAATTTCGAGATGGAACTATTATTGTTGGACATGGAATTAATCGTAATGTTCAAACCACAGCTCAAGCAATAACTAATACATTAGAATATACACTTCAAAGATTGACACAAGGTATTCAAGTTCTAAATCAGCAAGGAGTAAATCACCATCCACAAATAAATTTTAATATTCACAATAATAATCCACACCCAAATCCAAATCCAAATCCAAATCCAAATCCACAACCAAATCCACAACCAAATCCACAACCAAATCCACAAATAAATTTTAATAATAATAATAATAATAATGAAATAATCGACCTTACCGGTGATAGCGATGATGATGGTATAATCGACCTTACTGGCGATAGCGATGGTGAAGTTGGTGGTAAAAGACGTCGTAAATTTAGAAAATCAAGAAAATCTAGAAAAACTAGAAAAACTAGAAAATCGAGAAAATCAAGAAAAACTAGAAAATATAGAAAATAAATTTGTTAATTATTACATTAATTTAATATTATAATCTTAAATTATAATATAATGGAAAATGATGATGATGATGATACAATAAGTCAACGATTATTAGACCCAAATTTATCGAATTTGGAAAAAGAAAGAATTATTAACACAGAAGTCATAACTGATCAAGATTATTTAAATGACGAACAAAAGACAAATGTAAAAGAGATTTTTAGACTACTAAAAATTAGAAGTGAATTTGTAAATAATGGTTTTATTGGTGCGGCTATCTTAAATTTAATGGATACTTTAGATGTATTAAGAGAATTATATGTAAATAATGAATATGCCGATGATCTTATTAACACCGATATAAACAATCGACTCAATTATTTGAACAATTTGATAAACAGTCAAGATGATGAAAATGGACTAGTACGTCTTCATAATGCGTATACTGGTGGTAAAAGAAAATCAAGAAAGAGTAGAAAATCGAGAAAATCTAGAAAGAGTAGAAAATCGAGAAAGAGTAGAAAATAAAGATTAACTTTTGTTAATTATTACATTAATTTATATTATAATATAAAATTATAATATAATGGATAATCAAAATAATAATGAAGAACAAATACATAATTTAGAAATACAATTACACGACCCAAATACAAATAATGATGACAAACAAATTATTATGAATCAAATAATTAACCTTCAATATTTTTTTAATGATAACCAAAAAGCAGATTGTCGTGAACTTTTTGATATATTAAAAGATATAGAAATTAATAGATATGGAGCTATGAATAGTGATGCTACTGATACTATGAGTGCTTTTTTATATCATTTAGAAAATATTTTTTTAATGGATGAAGAAACCATGGAAGAGTTAATAGAAGATGGTCATTTATTCTCTGCTGTTGTTGCACATGGTTTTATTCTTAATGACATTGATGGTCTTAGAGAAATTGCTGATGAAAATAATCAGACACTCGCACAAGCTGTTATAAATGAATCAATAAGATTAGAGATTGCAAATTGCACACACATTAGAGATAATCCAAATAATAACAATAATCCAAACAATAATAACAATAACAATAATAATCAAAATAATAATGATGATGATGATGATGATAATAATTATTATAATAATAACGGATCAGCTCTTGCTGCTGGAGGAAGAAGAAAATCAAGAAAAACAAGAAAATCCAAAAAATCAAGAAAATCTTATAATAAAAAAAGAAAAACAAGAAAATCCAAGAAATCAAGAAAAAACAGAAAATAAATTTAAATTTTCTTATTTAGTAACAGTCGTTCTATAAATGCGTTTTCTTCTTTATGCGTAATATAAATATTTATTAACTCGGCTGGAGAATAAAAAAACTCTTTGATATCCTTTAATTTTTCATCATCTATTTTTGTATTAAATAAATGGAAATACAAGTCACTTATTGTTTTGTGGCTTGCGTTTAATAATTCTAATGTAACATCAATTCTACCAGGTCTTACTAGGGCAGGATCCAGCTTCTCATAATGGTTGGAAGATATAATTAAAATACGCCCAGGTGTTTCAATTACTCCATCCCACGCATTCAAAATATCATCTAACGTAATTGGCTCATCTTCGCTACACATAGTTTTTGTTATAATGGCAGCAGCACTTTCATTATTACTCTCTACAATGCTTTTCAATACATCTCCAATGGAATCATTTTTATCCGTTTTATCACTTTTATCATTTTTATTTTTATCATTATTTTTTCTACTTCGGTCTAAAATAATATCACCAATACAATCAATGTCTTCAATCACAATAATTTTTTTATCAAATGTAATGCTTTCTTTTTCATTTTTATGATTATATGTGTCTTCAAAAAAGAATGTATTCAATTGCTTTTTTGTTTTAATCAACTTTAAAGATAAAATAACTATATGACAATTTAAATAATTGGATATTGCCTTTATCAATGATGTTTTTCCAGTTCCTGGTGGTCCAAATAATCCGATTCCAAGGGAATATGTAATTCCTTTTTCGTAATACCATTCTTTGTTATTTTTGAAATAATCCAATTTGTCTTTTAAATGTTGTTTACCATCAAAAAATAAATTATTTAATGTTTTAGAACTTTCAAACACAGATTCGCTCCAGCATCCTCCAGATTCATCATCTTCGCTAGACTTGACTTTAGTTAATGTGTAAATAAATTTTTTATTTTGACGATAGTTTTTAATTTGTGCCAAATACTTTGATGTAATGTCATCAATATACAATTTAACTTTACTTAAAGAAACTTTATATGAATAAATTTTGATAGTTATTCTATCTGTTTTTATGTTTATTTTTTCATTTTTATCAGTATGGTCGTCTTCTTTTTCATTCTTTACTTCAATAAAAATATCTTTATCTATAAAGAAGTTTTGGTATTGATTTACCATAAATAAATCTACATCTGTTTTTTGTTTATATGAATCATTTTCTAGGTTATGATGAATTTCTTTTATTGAATAAATAGTTCCATTATTTTCAATATTTTTAATTATATAATCTAAAACTGCTTTAAACCGATTGCTGTAAGAGGATGAAATAAATTGTCGTCCGCTATTATATGCTGATGTAGTACATGCACGCTTTCCTTCTAATACAATAATATTTCTTTTATAAAATAAATTCTTTAAAAACTCAATAGTGAACATTGATGGTATAAAATAATCGTAAAAATAATTTATTGTAAATCCAAAAATAGATATTATAGTTGTTGTTGTTATTGTATCAATAACAAAATTTCCAGTTTTAAAATAGTTTAATATATAAAATTTAAAAGAATCTGAAAATGTCAAAAATATTGTGTTTATAAATGATGTCATATTAAACAATTTAAACTCATAATTTTAAATTGTTTTGTTATAATATTTCTTAGATTTACTTCTTAGATTTACTTGTTCTTCTCTTCTTACTTCTTTTGCTCTTCTTACTTTTTTTGCTCTTCTTACTCTTTTTGCTTTTCTTATTCTTTTTCATTGTTCTAGCCCCCTTCTTCCCTCCTTTTTGTTTTACTTTTGATTCAATCCACTTTATAAAAGAGTCAATATCTCTTCCACTATCAAAATCTTCGCAAGTTTTACCTCCATCTGTAATATAATACATACTTGGAAAACCTGCTGGTTGTTTTGGTAAATTTTCTAAACTATTTAGTAACGATTGTTCTAAATCGGCAATAACTATATTTTCATCTTTTTTTAAATCGTCATCCAATTTTGAGTTTTCTATATTTAACCAATGGGGTTTTGTAGCCTCACAAGGACCACATCCTATCATAAATACAAGAAGAAAAATTTTTTTATTACCATCTTTAATACATTCATCTAATTTTTTGTGATTTTTTGACTCTTTATTAATATGTAAAAATACCATTATAAATAATTAATAGAAAATAAATAAACAAAAGAATTAGATGTATAATTAAATATATAAACCGTTTTATTAAACAATTTTATCACTATTAATATATAATGTTGTCTTTACTAGGTTTTTTAATATTATTGGTTTTTCTATGTGGAATATATTTTTACGCAAAAACTGCTGACCCAAACTATTATGAAGGTTTAACAAATAATAGTGGGTTAAGATGCCCTAACATTTTAATTCAAAAAGGAGCTAAATTTTATTTATATAATTCTAAAGTAGCAAAGGTACCCGGTGTTAATCCTGTTGAATTTGATAATTTAGAAGAATATACTGAATTTTTAGACTGGCAAAGAAGTCAAGGAATTAGATGTCCTGTTTTGTATTTACAACAATCGTATGATGCACAAGGTAATGAAGTTTATAAATCAAGACCCGGTGTTTCAGAACAACAAGGTGGATTACCCCCAAGTGGCCCAACTTATCCAAACCCTACATTGTTAGTAGATGCTACACAAAACGACCCACCGTATAATACTAATTCTTATCCTGCACATGACCAAACATCATATTATGTAGGAACAACTACACCAATAGATAATTTGAGTCAACAAAAGGAAAATTTATTATATAGTGATGACCCTATGGACCCGAATTGGGGTGGAATCGAATATACACAAAATTTAGTAGACCAAGGTTATTATAAGGACAATGAGGTTAGTCTTTACACGCCTTAAAATATTAAAAATTTAAAAATTGAATCAAACTATAATAAAATATATAAAGGTAAAATATATATTTTATACAATGGAACTAAATTTACGACCGGGTTTGAGATATCTTTTCCACACTAAAGAAAATATCGAAAAAGAAGATTTTCGAGCTACTGTTATTGATGTTTTATGTAATGAAAACACAAATTATAAAACACTGCGTCTTGAAAAATTTATATATGAAAATGGTGTTAAATTAAACTCGCTTATGGTGACTATGCCATATGACTGGATAGAAACAGCAAAATCATTAGAAGATATTTTAGGGAAAAATTTAAAGGATGTAATATTGCCAAGTGAGATTTTGCTAGAAATTGATTCAATGTATTAGTTTGTTTTATTATTTTCCATCAATAAATTTCATTACATTATTTAATCCTGCTTTAGCATTATTTAATTGTCCGAGTTGAACAAAACTTTGTAGTGGCTTTGTTGTATTTATTGATAAAACGGTTTGTAACATTACATCATTCAGTAAATCATCCAAACTCATAACTATATCTTCATATTCTGTTCTGTATTTTGACACATTAAATGTATCGCCATATTTAACAGTTTGAGATTTGATTTGAGCTAAATAATTTGTTGAATTACCTGCTATACCGTTTGAAGATGACGCAGGAGCTGGTGTTGCATTACCAGAACCATCAAAACCTTCTTGATAATTCATTCTTCTAAATATTAAATAAGCAAAAAGCCCAATAACAAAAATTAAACCAATATTGTACATATCTCTTTTTTCCATTATATATTTTATTTATATATTTTATTTTTAGTTTTTATTTTTACTACTTTTTCAATAAAAATTTATATATATTTGATATACAAGTTTTACTAATTTTTCTTTGTTGTCCTTTGCTATTTGTGGTTGTTATGTCATTTAAACAACTAACATCAATTTGAATACATGTCATTAAATTAGAAAAAGTTTTAAATTTATTTATTATTGCTAATGATGTAACTGAACTAATTCCTGGTATTTGACAAAGCATTATTTCACCAATGTTATCTGGTGTAATATTTTCCTTTTTTACTTTTTTCACAACACTTACATAGTCTTTGTCACAATCTTCTTGAACATTATTTGAAACATTGTTTACTACTACATTATTCGAAACATTATTTGAACAATCAATTTCTTCTTTTACTGGTTCTTCTATTACTGGTTCTTCTATTTTAGCATTACTATAATACGGTTTCTTTTTCTCTATTTCGCCTTTTTTTAACTTATTTGCACTATTACATACAAATATTGCGGTTTCTTCTAGTGAAAATGTTCTTATAACTGAAAAACCCTTGTAATAATTTAATGATAATATTGCTGAATACAAAGTAAGTTTTTCTATTTTATTATCTTTAAAACGATTATTTAACCTATTTATATCACCTTCAATTAAATAAATAATATTATGATTATGATGATTTAAACCATTTAATCTGTATGATTGTTCCTCATAGCGACCATCTTTTATACTTGATAATAAATCATTTACTGATTTTCTCTCTATTACTAATTTTTCAGAGTCGTCATCACAGATTATAATATCTCCTAAAGGTAATGTTTCTATTATAACTTGAATGTCTTTAAAACTAGGAATATTTGCAATTAAGAAATTAATATTTTTTATTAATTCTTCCTCTCGATTATCAATTTTTATTTTCATTATTTAATAACTGAATACTTAGTTATTAAATTATTTTTTACAAATAATATATATTTTATAAATGTCTTTTTCTTTTATCTCTTTTTTTATTCTTTTCTTTCTTTTGTTTCTTTTGTTTCTTTTTGTTTGTTTCTTTTTTACATATTTCCTCCGTGTGTAGCACTGTATCCGTATTTTTGGGTTTGAACTGTTGTATTAGGAACACAGATCAAAGGAACTCTTTGAGGAGCTCTTCTTAAAGTAGGATTACTTTGCATAAACCAACCAGTACGAGGGGCAGTTCCTGCTTTTTTGTTTCCTCCACAAGTATTAGTTCTATTAACTATTGACGCTTGATTGCGTGCTGCTTTTCCGGCGCTCATTAAGACCATTATTATATTTTACCATAATATTTTATTTTTTTTTCTAAATTAGAATTAATTTGCTAAAATAAAAACAAAAACAAAAACTTAATAAAGTATATTTAAAATCATATTAAATATAATCGTTTAATAATAATATAAATATGACTGATAAATTTATGACTGACAAGTTATTAATGCACGATGATGATATCATCAAAACCGATGAAGGTTTGGTTTTTAATCCATATAACCCTTTAAATGTAAAGATTACATTGAGCGAAGTTCAATCTATTCTTACTAAATACGGAATCCCTCCAATTGTAAATAACATTGCTTTATATGAACGTGCTTTTGTTCATAGGTCATACACAAAACGCCCTAATTTTAAAAATATTCAAGAAAAAATTACTATTGTAGAAAGACCCCCTGACTGTATGCCACTAAGTACTAAATCAAATGAACGTCTTGAATTTGTTGGTGATGGAGTTACTGAACTAATTACTAAATTTCTTCTTTATAGAAGATTTCCTAAAGAAGACGAAGGGTTTATGACAGAGAAAAAAATAGCTCTTGTTAAAAACGAAGCAATCGGAAAAATTGCTCTCGAAATGGGTCTTCATAAATGGCTTATATTATCTAAACATGCCGAGGAAAAGAAAATTCGCACTAATTTAAAGAAACTTGGTTGTCTATTTGAGTCATTTTTAGGTGCCGTATTCTTAGATTTTAATAAAGTTAAAGTAAAAGATGATGATAGATGGTTTGAAGACGTATTTATTACTGGTCCTGGATTTCAAATGGCGCAAAAATTTGTTGAAAATATATTTGAAAAACACGTTGACTGGATTTCACTAATACAAAATGATGATAATTATAAAAATATTTTACAGGTTAAAATTCAGAAGGAATTTAAAGTTACGCCTCATTATGTTGAAATCGAACATGATCTAGATTTAGGGTACAAAATGGGTGTTTATTTATGCCTGGGTCAACATATACACGGGCTAACACATTTAAATTCAACACATATTTCAAAATTTAAAAATTTTAAGGCAATACAAGATTTTATGGTCGAAAATGGCAAATTGTTTTTGTTTATGGGCGAGGGTCAACATAAGATTAAACGTAAGGCAGAACAAATAGCTTGTAATGAAGCATTAACATATATAAACGCAAATAATATTTTAATTAATAACGATTCTAGTGCTAGCGAAACAGTGATTGTTAATAAGAAATACAATGACGATAGTGATTAAAACGTTGTTACTGATTAAAATGATGTTACTGATTAAAACGCTGTTACTAATAAAATATATTTTCAATAATTAAAATATTAAACTTTTAATTATTGAACAGATTAAAATATAAAAATTTATATATTAAGATTATATAGTAATGAATACTTTAGCATCATTAAAAAGTAAATTAATGGTAAAACCTGATATTAATCAAAGGGAAAAAATTGCCGTTTTTATAAATGAACCATCAATACCAAAAGAAAGTGTTCGAATTTTGGAAGAAGGGGAAGTAGTTGAAGAAAAAGAAGAAAAAAAGGAAGAAAAAGGAGAAAAAGAAATTAAACTTATTGATGAGCGTGATAAAGGTTATAATATCGAAGGTTTGATGAAACGTTTATCAAAATCAAATATATTATTAGTTAAACAAAAAATAGAGATTACACAAAAAGTGCCAGAAGAAATAGTTAAACCAATTATTAGTGAAGAATTGCCACCTAGTAAGAAGGCTAAAAAAGTAGTAGCTAAAAAACAATTAGTTATTGAAGACGAGGATGAAGATGAAGAAGTTAAACCGAAAGACGTACAAGATTTAGATTTAGATTTAGAAAAACCAGACCAGTTAACAGTTAAATTACCAGGAAATAAAGGCGAAAGAAAAACAAAAAGAGTAGAAAAAGGAATTGCCATTTTAGGACCAGAAGTTATTGTCGATATTGGCGATACACCTATTAACATACGTTTACCAAAAAGGTCTCCACCTGTTAACATAAAGGTTTCTAGTTATTATATGAATAATCGTGAAAAATTTGTTAATTTTATTAATTCAATTTTTGAACCGTATCGTCGTGAGCTTCAAGCAAATACTGATACTATTTCATGTGATACTATTGGTAAAGATTCTGAAACCGTTTCTCTCTTAACGCATCAAAAAATAGTCCGTGATTACATGAATTTATATACTCCCTATAGAGGTTTGTTATTATACCACGGTCTAGGTTCAGGTAAAACGTGTAGTAGTATTGCTATAGCAGAAGGAATGAAAAATTCTAAACGTGTCATAATTTTAACACCTAAATCTTTACGTGAAAACTATATAAGTGAGCTTAAAAAATGTGGCGATTTAATATATAAAAAGAATCAATTCTGGGAATGGATATCACTTGAAATGTATCCAGAAGCGTTGGAACCAATGTCAGCAATTTTAAATATAACACAAGAGTATATCAAAAAGAAAAGAGGAGCATGGTTTGTAAATGTAAGTAAAAAATCTAATTTTGCCGATTTATCTTCGGTTGATAAAACTTCATTAGATGACCAGCTTAATAAAATGATTGAAGGCAAATATACATTTATTAACTACAATGGTTTAAGAATAAAACAATTAGAAACACTTACAAATGGCTTTTCTAGAAATTTATTTGATAACAATGTTGTAGTCATTGACGAAGCTCACAATTTAATCAGTAGAATTGTGAATAAAGTTAAAAAGGAAAAGGATATTCCTGAAAATAATAGAGGTGAAAAGGCTCACGACCCTGTTAATTTAGCAATGAAATTATATGAATACTTATTGAGCGCACAAAACGCACGAGTTATTTTGCTAACTGGAACCCCTATTATTAATTATCCAAATGAATTTTCAATACTTTTTAATATTTTGAGAGGATACATAAAGACCTGGGAATTTCCTCTGGATGTTAAAACTAGCAAAAAAATAGATAAAGAATCGCTTCAAGAAATATTAATGGGTGAAAAATCACTCGATTATTTAGATTATTCACCTTCTAGTAAGCTATTGACAATTACAAGAAACCCTTTTGGTTTTAAAAATAAAATTAAAAAGGAAAGCGGATATACTGGCGTGGCCAATACTAAGAAAAATGAAAGCGGAGAAACTGAGTTTGATAATGAAACAACGACAGATGCTGATTTTGAGAAGAGAATAATTGGTATATTAGAGAGAAATGGTGTGGACGTTATAAAATCCGGAATAAAAATCCGGAATAAAAAATCACTTCCAGATAAACTAGATACTTTTGAAGGAAATTATATAGACGGTGCTACTAGAAAAATAAAGAACTATGATGCTTTAAAGAGGAGAATCATAGGGTTGTCTTCTTATTTTAGAAGTGCGCAAGAGAATTTGTTGCCGAGGTTTACAAAAACACTAGGTGTTGATTATTACATTGTTAATATATTTATGAGCGATTTACAATTCAAATTTTACTCTGATGCAAGAAGAAAAGAGAGAGAAACCGAAAAAGTTAAACCAACCAAGGGAATTGACGACCTTTATAAAGATACAAAATCAACATATAAAATCTTTTCTCGTTTGTATTGTAATTTTGCGATGCCTGGTAGACCTATTCCTGAAAAAGGTGATAAATCAAAATTACCACCTATTATATACCAGACAATTAAAAAAAGTGATATAACAGATGCTGACATGTATGGTGAAGTAGTAAAGGAAGTTACTATAGATGGTGTAGTATATGTAGAGTTCAAAAAAAGGACAAGAGCTGACCCTCTTCCTTCATTAGGGACAAATTTTAACCCATTAGAAGAATCAGAAAAGAAAGAAAAAAGAATGGCAAATTTAGTCGTTAATGAAGAAGAAGGTAGAGAAGGAGAACAAGGAGAAGGTAGAGAAGGTGATATTACGAATGTTTTAAAAGAAGCGAATAAATATGAAGATACACAAGATATTGATGATGAAAAAGAAGGTGAAGTTGAAGGCGACGAAATTTTAGATAAAATTGGAGGCATATCTTATAAAGAGCGCATTGATGCGGCACTTAAATATATATGGGCAAATTCAAATGATTTTTTAACACCTAGTGCACTTGAAACGTATAGTCCTAAATTTTTACACATTCTTGAAAATATTAAAGACCAAAAATATCTAGGTCTTCATTTAGTTTATAGTCAATTTAGAACATTAGAAGGCATTGGATTATTTACTTTAGTTTTAGATAAAAATGGTTTCACTCGATTTAAAATTAAGAAAAATTCTTCGAACGGTTGGGAAATGGATATAGCTCCTGAAAATCGAGGAAAACCTACATACGCATTGTATACTGGTACTGAAAGTGACGAGGAAAAGAAAATCATTAAAGACATTTATAATGGTGACTGGGATAACGTTGACACAAGTATTGCAAATAATTTACGAAGAATTGCTAATAATAACAATATGGGTGAAATTATTAAGGTTTTTATGATTACTTCTTCTGGTTCTGAAGGTATTAATTTACGTAACACACGATATGTTCATATTATGGAACCGTATTGGCATCCTGTTAGAACCGAACAAGTTATTGGACGTGCTCGTCGTATTTGTAGTCATACTAAATTACCATTAGCACTTCAAACGGTGGAGGTTTTTGTTTATTTAATGAAATTAACAAAACAGCAAATTGATTCAGATGTTGAACTTAAAAGAAAAGATTTAAGTAAAACTGAACCGAAAGTACCTGTAACTAGTGACCAGTTATTATTTGAAATATCAGAAATAAAGGCTAATTTGAGCAAACAACTGACTGATGCGATTAAAGAATCTTCTTTTGACTGCTTTATTTACTCAAATGGAAATTGCGTTAATTTTGGAGACCCTAAAAGCGATAAGTTTGCTTATGTTCCAGACTACGAGAAACAGCAAAATGATTCAACTGTTGTAACTAATAAGAAAACAGATGAATGGACTGGTAAACCCATTTCAATTGCGGGTGTTGATTATGTGTATAGGAGAATGGCGCGTGATATTTTGAATATTTACGACAAAGAGAGTTATTTAAAAGGTAATCCTGTTTTGATTGGAACCTATGAAACAAATGACCGTGGTGAACGTGTTTTTAAACAAGTAATTTAGACGGTGATTGTTTTAATAACTCTAAAATAGCATTCACATTTTGTGTAAGATTTTCTATTTTTACATTAAATGTTTTTAGTTCTTCTTTGATAGAATTTATTTCATTTGTGCCATTGTTATTGCTATTGCTATTGTTAACCATTTGAGATTCATTTGGTTTTACAGTTTTTAATTTTTTAAAAAAATCATCTTCAAAATTATTTTCATATTCTATATTGTTATTCCATGATACTTGCTTCTTAGGGCTTGTTATTTTTTTACCGTTGTTATCGTTATTATTAATATTATCATTATTATTAATATCTATTAAATCATTTTGTATAATTTCATTGTTCAAATCATTATCATCTATTTTAATATATTTAATTTTCTTAGATTGTTCTTGTTCTTGCTGTAGCTGTAGCTGTAGACTAGGTTTTATATTTGTCTTTTGTTGTAAAGGATTTACCTTTTCATTTTTAACCGATGTTTCTTGTGGTTTTAACCAATTTGTATTTGTATTGGAATTGGTATTTGCTTCTAGATTATTTCTATTTATTTGCTCAATATCATAATTACGTTGCGCCATTACTTTTTTAATTTCTAACTCTAACTCTGTAAGTGGTGTGTCTAATTTATCACTAAAATCAGGTTTTTCTGGAACAGGTAAAGCCATCGCATTTGAAAATTCTTGTTTAATTGTAATTAATTTTTTATCAAATTGAGTCATTCTGTCACTTTGTAAATCATCATGAGTAATTAATTCTTTTGCTATTTTTTGTTGGTGTTGGTGTTGTTGGTGTTGTTGTTTCTCTTGTTGTGGTTGCTTTTGAGAAAAATTACCATCTATATAATTAATTATTAATGAAATGTATTTCTTATTTAGCTCCATTACATTACGAGATTTTTGTTTTTCATTATCAAAAAATCCTTTTAAATTTGCGTAAAATATATTATTTATTTTCAAAATTACTTCTTGTGATTTGTTTTTTAATACATCATCCATAATAACCTCCCATATTAACGAAACATTTTGTTTTGTTAAAAAATCATTTACTAACATTTGTGATGACATTCTTATTTATATAAATAATATAATTAAGTATTATTTATATACTTTATAATCAAACGTTATTTTTAGTAATATTGCTGGATTTATACTAATGATTCATTAAAATATACTTTGCGAAATTTTTGCATGTAATCGTCTTTCAAAATATGCGTCTTCATATAATGTTCTGTAAACTTATCTTCTAACATATGAGAAATAAAAAACAAACTATATATACCACACTCTGTATCACCATATTGATGTTCAACAGGATGATTCTGGTCAAATTTAATATTCATATTTAGTTTTTTCCCTTGTTTTATTATTCGATTTACTAAGACCATTATTTGTTTTGGAGCCTTATCTCCTACACTATCAAAAAAGAATATTTTGCTCTTTTTAATATTAATAAACATTGAAATCCAATGTTGTCCAGGCTTATTATGAGGGTCTGTATTAAAAATAATACCTATTTTTGTTTTACCCTTCTTAATTTGTTCGGATAAACTAAAATTACACAATTCATCCCATACACACTCCCCATATAACATTTTTGTATCAAAATCTATGGGAGATGGACCTATAAAATCAAAGCATTTATACGCCTTTTCATATTGTTTCATTACCTTCATAATATCTACACTTGAAAGCCACTCATTGGGATTTTTCTTCCATTCTTCTGGTGATACAGGAGCAAACGATTCAGTTAATTCATTTTTAGTTTTAATATCCATAAAATTCTGTTTTAACCAACACGATTCTTTATTACATATATCGCTCATATATTTTGTTAACGTTTTGTGAATTTCCTTACCATCATTTGTCATTATTTGGACATCTGGATGTCTTGCGTTCCACAAATCTCTTAATTTATATAAATTTTTATCGGTATAACACGTAAAGTCATTTAGTTCGTTCTTATCTTTTGGACTACACATAACCTTTTTTAACTTGACTTCTTTTTGGGTTTTATTTTTTAGATTTTTCATTTTTTGTCTATTTTTTGTCATCCTCATTATTCTTCTTCTCTGTGTTTTCGGTCTTGTCATAAATATTAGTGATATTTTTCTTTTTTTCAGAATTTAAATTGTCCTTATCTTTGTCTTTGTCTTTAATACCCTTAATCTTCAAATTAGGGTCCCTCAAATTGATGTCTTTTTGTTGTGGCATCATTATTTGTTGAGGAGCTTTTGTGTATTTTCTTTTTACAAAATTGTCTAAAGACGGATTTGTGATTTTTATTGAACGAAGTAAAAGTAAATCAGCTTCTTCTTTTGTTTTTATATCAGCATCATCTAATTCTGTATTCATATCTAAATTTAATGTTATTGATTCTGCTATATCTTTATAATCATCTTGAATAATATCTGATTTATCAATTACTTTTAAAGAATGGATACATATATTTACAAAATGATCGAACGATTTTTGCACATCTGTAAATAAACGAGGCTCAATTTCGGTTTCTTGTGATGATAATAATTGTTTAATTATATTATAAATTCTTTTTTTATAAAATTTTTTGTCTTTTCTATTTACAGAATTTGGTAATTTGATTGTATTATTTTTAACATATTTGTTGTATTGATCTTTATTCATTAAACAATTTAATGTTACTTGATTTATAAATTCTTCTGACATTATATATTTCAATTAAAATATATAATTTTATTTAACGTTTATTTATTGTTTAACGTTTTATAATTTGGTTTATTTTAAACGTTTATTTACTATTTAAAATAGTATTAACAACCCTGTGGGTTTTTATCTCCTAATTCTTTTAATTGCGTTCTAGTTGAATTATTAAACACTCCAGAACCTATAATATTTGAATCTGGATTTGGGTTAAAATTACTAAACCTATCTTCCTCAAATAATAATGAATGTTGCTGTTGAACATTGTTCCTTGGTTGAAAAGAATATTGATATAAATCGCTATGGCTGGATGGAACATAAACGGATTGACTACACTTTTGTAAAGCATATATTTGATTTCTTAATTCGGACTCTGTATTAACACTCGAAGCAAAACCAGACCAGGGTGATTGCGAATTTCCTGGATTAAATGTTGTATGAGGACTAAATACTGGCTGTTGAATCAGAGGCACTTTTGACTCCTTTCGCGGATCAACAATTGGTAAAATAGAATATTTTGTCATTACGGGTCTTACATCTAAATATGGCTGAAGATTAGAACCAGGAATATTTCTATCATATATTCTTGTATTTGTTTGTTGATGTATTAATTTATTTGTATTATCTGCTGGTTGGCTACAATTACTCATTTATATATTATATAATATGTTTATTTATTATATTAATTAAATTTAACAATTATTTATTTACTATTTATTGGTATTTATTGGTATTTATTGGTATTTATTGGTATTTATTGGTATTTATTGGTATTTACTATTATTACTAAAATTATAATATTTAAAATAGTATTAAAGATTATGTCAAAATATACATTATATTTAAAATGTGTGGAATCTTTGCCTTACTAAATAATTCAAATGTACCTGATGATTTTGTTGTAGCACAAATTAAAAAAGGTGAAAATAGAGGCCCTGATAATTCTCAAAATCTTAAAATTTTGGATAACTTTACATTAGGGTTTCATAGATTAGCTATAAATGGTTTAAATGATGAATCCAATCAGCCATTCGATATCGATAATGTTATTTTAATTTGTAACGGTGAAATTTATAATTATAAAGAGTTGTATAAATTTATGGATGTTCAACCTAAAACAGGCTCGGATTGTGAAGTAATTATTTATTTATACAGAAAATATGGAATCGAGCAAACTTTGAAAATGCTTGATGGAGTGTTTGCCTTTATTTTATATGATGCTAGGGAAAATAAAATTTTTGTAGCACGAGACCCTTATGGTGTTCGTCCATTGTACCATCTTAGAAATAATTCGGTATCTAATTATAATCATATTGGTTTTGCGAGCGAATTAAAATGTTTAACTGAGATTGGTCTTTATAATTATGATATGTATCAATATATGGATAAAATCGAACAATTTGTTCCTGGAACTTACAGTGTTTTGAAGTTAATGAAAGAGTCTGAAGTATGTTCTAAGAATAACAGTTTTTTGAAAATTGAAGGAGAAATAGATAATATGATTTGGACTTATGAAAAAGAATATGTGCCTTATTTTATTCCGTCTTTTTATTACCCTGTTTCATCTTGGAGTTCTAATTATTTTAATAATTATGTCATTCGAAAAAATATTCAAGACTCACTCTTGAGTGCTGTTGAAAAACGTTGTTTAAATACTGAAAGACCGATTGCTTGTTTGCTTTCAGGTGGTTTAGATAGCAGTCTAATAGCGGCGCTTGTTAATCGTTTTTACAAAATCAATAATTATAGCACTATTTTGGAAACATATAGCATTGGATTAGAGGGGTCAGTTGATTTAAAATATGCGAAAATCGTGGCTGACTACTTAGGAACTAAACATACTGAAGTGATTGTTACCGAAGACGAAATGTTTAATGCTATTCCTGAAGTGATTTATGCTATTGAGAGTTATGATACGACCACTGTTCGGGCTAGTATTGGAAATTATTTGGTCGGTAAATATATTTCTAAAAACAGTGAAGCCAAGGTAATTTTTAATGGTGATGGAGCCGATGAGTTATGTGGCGGGTATTTGTATATGTCAAAATGTCCGGATTGTATCGAATTTGATAAGGAATCAAAGCGTTTGTTAAAAGACATTCATACTTTTGATGTATTGCGATCTGATAAATCGATTTCTTCTCATGGTTTAGAGCCCCGAACGCCATATTTAGACAAGACCTTTGTAAATAATTATTTGTCAATTTCACCGGAAGCACGTTTTCAAACAAACACGCAAATTGAGAAATTTTTAATTCGCGACACGTTTACACTTGCTAATTTTAGACCTTTTTCTGATGATTTAGGCAAGCAAATTTTACCTAGTGAGGTATTATGGAGAAAAAAGGAGGCATTTAGTGATGGAGTTAGTGGTCATGGTCGTTCATTGTATCAAATTTTACAGGAAAAAATAGCTGAAAAATTGAATTTAAATTTAGATTTACAAAATGATGTAAAATATGAAGCAAATATTGATACTGAGAAGAAGTATTATAGTGATATATTTTCATTTCATTATCCTAGTTCAATTTGTGAAAAAATTATTCCTTATTATTGGATGCCTAAGTATACAAATGCTACCGACCCTAGTGCTAGAACATTAACCCATTATACGACTGATACAAATTAGATTTTAATGTAATTGAGGAACAAATGGGAAACATATCCTAGTGTAACGAATAACAGAAATAAAATATTAATGTGAAATTTAATATTTTATTTTATTAATATTTTATTTTATTAATATTTTATTTTATTAATATTTTATTTTAGAAACTAATATTTTACATAAATAGTGTCATAGGAGCCTCCTGTCCCATGGACAAGAAAAGTTGATTCACTTTATCGGCCATATATTTACTGAGAACATCGCGGTTGCTCAATTGATAAGCAACATTGCCGTTGGTACTGTGTAGATATAAACCATGGATAACACATTCAACGTTACCAGCAGCAGAACTACTGTCTGTTCCAATAGATATAAAAAGGATTTCATCAGTGGGTAATAAAGGGTGAGTCGAACTTGTAAAACCCTCTATGGACAAATTAACATTGGTGAAGCCTGATAAACTGCCAACAACAGAAGCTCCTGAAATCAAAGCTCTAAACAAATAATTCGTATTAGCAGTTAATGATTGAGTGACATTATATGTATATCTACCATGATACCAAGATTTATCATCACCTGTTCCAGTTGGTTTAGTATAAACTGTAATAAAAGCGTTCGAAACATTATTCACAAGTCTCAAAGGGATATCCATTTCTAGAAGACTGGCAGCAGTAGCTTTTCCAGTTGAATCAACAGGGGCACCAAAATAAAAGTTTATCTTTTTTAAGGCAGCAGCTGGACCAGCGTTTTTGTAATACACGCCATCAAGAAGAGTACTTGCCCTAACAGTAGTAGGCATAGGGCTTGGTTGAGCACCATCGGCATAAAGTGCAGGACCCACTTGTACAGGAATATGCTGAAACAGTTTGTTTCTTAAAAATGTGTCTTCGGCAGTACGAGTAGCAACTTCGTTGGATACAAGTGTGCGAATGCTACTATCAACGCTTGCTAAGGCAGACGCAGCCGAAGCGCTAGCAGCAGTAACAGCTGCCTTTCTAGCATCGGACTCGGCGGTAACAGCTCCAAGCAAATTAGAAGCTCCTGATGAACTTACACCGTCAACAAAGAGTTTCATCTCGGCAAGTGTATCTAAAGCAGTATCAGTACCGGCAATAGTATTGATTGCTCCTCTTAATTCAGCCGCAACTGCATCAAGCTGAGCTAGGGTAGTAGCATGAAGAGGAAGAGTAGCATTTTTGCCTAAAAACAAAGGCTTATCAGCCGCTACTGACACTAAGTTGTCAGTCATGGTGAGGGCACCGATCGTTACAGTCGCAAATTTTTGGGACATTTATATAATACATAATTATTATTTTTTTTACAAAAATAATAACTTACTAAATTACTAAATTACTAAATTACTAAATTACTAAATTAAAACTTAAAATTCCAATTTCCTAAACCTTGTAAGTTTTCAGTATAAATAAAAGTATACATAAAATTCTTTTGTAAGAAAATTTCGTTAGCTCCATCACGCGCTAAAAATAAATTATACATAGTTTTTGTAGAACGAATGGTTAAATCATTTTCACTCATATTACTAATATTAATACATAAACCGTCTAAAGGACTTGTTGGTAAATTCACAATATCACTATTCGAACCGCAAATTGTTATATTCGGATGTTCATTTCCTAAAATATATTCGGATTCGTCATTTTTAATAAAAGTATGTAAATAAGTATTTATTTTAGCTTTATTATTTACAATTATATCTTCACAGTTAATAAACCCTGTAAATTCGGCATTGTAACTAGATGCCATAGTATCTAATACAAGTTGAGTAGCATTTGAAATAGGTTTGTCTAAATCATTTGTATTATCAACATTTGATAATCCAACCATAGACTTTGTAATACCAACAAGATCTCCTGTAAATTTAGTTGTGCCGTTTATAGTAGCATTATTTATAGTAGCATTATTTATCGTAGCATTGGTTATAGGTTTACTCGAAAATAATCCTAAAGCATTTGCGGTAATTCTAGCTGACATTATATGTTAATATATATATATAAAAATATTTAATAATTTTTTAATTTATTTATCCTTTGAACCATAATATATAATCCAAAATTATTTAAACATTTTACACCATTTTGCATTTCAAATGCGCAATGGCAACAGTTACCTTCACTCATTTACGCCCCTAAAAGGGGCGTTTTAATTGAGAAAAGGTGTAATGTATGAATATAAAATACAACGTCATATTGTCTCACAACAAATACGATTGTCACCGAATATGTATGGATTTATAATAGCAAGATATGTATTAGAATGAGTTACCGAAGACCATAATGTAGAATTTCTCCGGATTACAGGAATACGTAGTATAATATTTTTAATAATCGAATTTAATATTATTATACTTTTTTATTTATAATTATATTATAATAATGTCATTGATTGAAAAAGTTTTTATTTATCAAGAAAAAATTTGGGATTTTGTTTTTTACTTTTCTTATTTTTTGTATTTTCTTTTTGTTATTGGTTTCGCAAACAATGCCCCTGAATATCTTATTCCATTGAATTATTACGTTCAAATATATGTTTCGCTATTTTTAATTATTCGTTTTAATCCATTTAGTAATGTTAAGTTTACAGAATTAGATAAGAAAATTGTCTTTACTGCCGGATTATTTATTGTATCAACTACAATCTTAAATAAATCAATGTTGGATTATGTTGAAGAGGTAAGGAATTTGTTACACAGTAAAATATAAATATTTTCATAAATAAAAAATTTCTATAAAAAATAACAAATTATTATAAATAAAAATTTGTTATGTATATATATAATGGCTAACATTGACAACGTAGTGTCCGAATTTGAAAATCAAATAATAGAAATTATACGCGAAAATCCTGGTAACGTAATGGATATATTAAGAAATAATATGCTTAATATACAACTTATTAATGAGAGTGACTATCCTAATGTTCCGAACATGTTAGCTTTAGTTCTTAATAATCCTAATTCACTAGTACACCCCTTAGAGTATGCGTGTATTTTTGGAGATAATATGGCTATTGCACAGTTGCTTCTTGAATTTGGTTCTAATATTAATAGTCATGGTAATATGGATGGAAATACCCCATTACATAACGCGGTTTTGAGTGGTAATGCTGATTTAGTAAATTTTTTGCTGGTTAGAGGAGCAAATATTAACGAAATGGATAATAATCAACAAACCCCTCTTCAACGTGCTGAAACTTTACAAGCCCAACCAGATAATAACCGTGATAGAACCGCAATAATCGAACTTTTAAGAAACTTTAATGGAAATCAACAACAAGCTATTCAATTCGGTGGAAGTAGACGAAAAAGAACATATAAAAGAAAAAGGTCATATAAAAGAAAAAGGTCATATAAAAAGAGGAGGAGAACAAATAGAAAGTAATTTTCTTAATTACTTTAGATTATGAAAATAAGAATCATTTTATTTCTTATTTTAATAAATTCATAAATTCATAATTTTAATAATTTTATATTTTCTTCCATGAGCAAACGTTGTTTTTATTAGGCTTAGATTCATACATGACACCATCATTACCTTTCATTTGTTTACCACAATTTTGATTTGCTGGATAAGGTGGCGATTTTCTATCAGAGTATTTTTTAATTGTTTTGCTATAATTATTTATAGAATTTTTTCCTGATACAAGCATTATTTTTTCCTCCATTTTCCTCCTAGTAAGCTTTGTTAATTTTAAAGGATTTGATTTTGTTTTTAACGCATATTTAAAGTTTCTTAACCAAACACTTTTACATCTATCTACACATTTTCCTTTACCAATTTCTGATAAAATACTCATTGCTTTACTGTATGAACCAACAAATGGCATTTTATTATATTACTGTCTTATTTTTATTTTTTGTTTTATGTTTTAGTATTTGTTTTTTGTTTTAGTATTTGTTTTAGTATTTGTTTTTGAACGTTTTACTCTTTTTATTTCCATAACTTTTTTTAGTCTTACCACTAGTTTTTCCAGTTGTTTTTGTTGTTTTATTAAAAAAATCATGCAAATGTGATAATATTTGTTTACTTAATATCTTATCTATTTCATATTCTTCATTATTTTTTTCTAAAATCTCAAAATTAAATAATTTAAAATCTTTCATCATTTGTTTTTTACAATTTTCTTGATTTTGTATTAATTTATTCCCAATATCACTTTTTAAAAATCTGTCTACTAGTACATCAAAATCTAAATCGTGTGTATATGGTTTAATATTTATATAATACACGTTTTTATGCGACATTTCTGGATAAAATACATCATCTAAATAACATATTTCAGCATTTAATGGTATTTTTGTGCATCGAATTAGATCTTTATGAGTTTTATCATGTGTTGTTCTACACATCTCTATTTGCTTACCATTTATTTTAAAAGCCGCTATTATTTGGTCAAATAATTTATATTTAATTTTTTCTTCGAAATATTTTAATATAAAATTTGCCCAGCTTTTAGAGCCGTTGTTATTTGTATAAATCATCATTTTATGACAACAATTAGAGATTTTTTTATTTTTTAAATAATTTAATATATTCATTATACCTGGTCTTAGAAATTCTGGATATAAATCTAATATACTAGAAAAATCTTTGAGTGTCAAATTATAATTATTATTTTCTAATAAATATTTGTCTAAACAACTCCAAAAAATACTATATTGTGTAAAATAACCTAATGTTTCATCTAAATCGAATACAACTATTTTCATTAATGTGTTATAAATACTTTTTATATTTTAAAATATAATAAAAAAAAAATTATTATATTTTGTATAATTATAAATACCAATAAATGGTTAAGAAAATTACAACTAATGAATATATTAAGATACTGGAATTTTATAAAATACCTATTCCAAAAACAAAAAATTTAATACAAAAAGAAGCAGAAAATGTATTGGCTGAAAAATTATGCAAATGTATCAAAAAAATAGATGTCTTGGAACCTCGTTCAATTGGAATTTGTACAAAAACAATTTTCAATAATAAAGGTTTTACGCGAGGGAAATTTCAGTGTAAAAATAAAAGATTTGTGACTTTTAGAAAAACATCTTCTAAGAAAACGAGAAAAACTAATAAATAAGGTTATTTTTTATGAGACCTTCTATGTGTCTTTCTTTTTTTATTTGATTTTCTTCTATTATTTGAATTTCTTCTCTTATTTGAATTTCTTCTCTTATTTGAATTTCTTCTAAATTTATTTCTATAACGCTTTCCTCCTTCATAATTTTCGCATAAATCTAAAACTGATGGTAAAATTGCCGCATTACATATAGGACATTTAAGTTCTACATTAAAATTAGCACCAGTATCGATAATATGTTGAACACCATTTTGAACAACAGCCGTTGGCATAAGTTGGGTAGCTGATACTTTTGTAGATTTGGCAAAATTGCAAAAACACTCTATATGGAATTTATGACCATCTCTACATACATTTATACTAAATTCATTATTTGTATCACCACAAATAGCACAATCAGTTTCTTCTATTTCAGGTTCAATAATTTCATAAAACTTATTATCCGGATATTTTACTAATACATCATAAGGGTTTCCATTTACAGTAAAATTTAGTATTCTCTTTGTTCCATCTTTACTCATAATAGAATTATTATATATTCCTTTTGTTTCCATTGGTGGAGCTGGATTACCATCAATATCATAAGTAATATGTATAATATATGTTTGACCTTGGTTAAGATTTCTCCAAACTGTTTCTCTTCTGTTTTCCATTTATATATAATATAAACAATATTATATATAGATTTTGTAATAGTTAAAAGGTTTATTCCTCAAAACATAATTTGTAAGAATGATATATTATGATAAAAAACGAGAATATTGCTAAAATAGTATAATATCCCTTAGGTGTTGACGAGCCTTTTATGCCTATAAGAAGTATTAATGGTGCTATTAGAAATAGATATATAAAATTAGTCTTGTTATTTTCACCTGGTTCAGAACTTACAAATGCTTTTACAAAAAAATAAATTATCAGAACCATTCCAAAAAAGAATAATTGTTTGAACATATTTTTTGACATACTATTTCTTTTCAGACCAATGTATAAAAATAAACAACCAAATATTAAAATATATAATAAATTGTATAAATTGTTTTGTACACTCATTTAATATGTATTAATATTTTTTATATTTGATTTCTAAATTAAAATTTAAAAACAATTTATTATATATAATTATAATTGTATATAATGAAACAAAACGCGCATAATGGCTTGATTTTTGAAAGCGATAAAAGCAAACCAGAATTATTTCCTGAAAAACAAATTACTATTTCTGTTAACCAACGTAGTGGTAAAAAATGTAAAACAAATATTTATGGTTGGGGTGAAGAATACGACCTTCCGAAAATATGTTCTCATTTTAAAAAAACATTTAAATGTAGTGGGGCTGTTGTTGAAAATAAAGATTATGGCTCAGTTATTGAGTTAACTGGTGACAATAAAAAAAATGTATATGATTTTTTAATTAATGAAGGTATATGCAGTAAAGAAAATATTATTAGTAAAGGTATTTAAATGATTATTTTGATAAATGGTCTAAAGCTGATAATAAAACGAGTTCTTGTTCTGTTAATTTTTGAAATATTAAATTTTCGTCTAATTTGATTTGAAAATGTTTTCTATTGTATCCGTAATTTTTACATATTATATAAACACCATCTTCTTTTACTTTCATTTCACAAAATATACCCCCTTTTGTCAATTGTATATCTTCTGGGTCATTAATTGAAATCCATCGCAAATATGTACCATATTTTAAATCTTTCATTTCGTCTACGTATTTATAATCTTTTAATTTCTTCATTAAGTCGATGGTTTCATTTCTAGGCAGTTGTAATTCTTTTAATATTTTTAATATCATTTCTCTCAATTGTTGAGTTGTAAAATTCATTAATGCTTCATTTGTGTCATCATCCAACGCCTTTAATAAATTTTTTGTATCCATATTGTAATTTATAATTATACAATATAAATTATAATTTTTATATTGTAATTTATATTTATGTAAAATAGTGTTTTAATAATTATATTAGTATTGTATTTTTATTTTTTATAATTAAAAATTAAATTACCAGAAGCTACTACCACCAAAGGCACCTCCAATACCTTCATTAGCGGCCATCGGTACAAATGAATCTTGTGCCATTGATGGTGTAGCAGCAGCAACCAAGGGTGTCGTATCTTGTCTGTACATATTGTTGTAATTTGGCAATTGTTGTGCTGGCATTGATGTATCAGAAGGCAAAGAATTTATGGATGTTCCGTCAGCATACATCGCTTGATTCATTGCTGATTGATTTGATGAATCGCTATATTGCTGTTGGGTTTGTCCAGAGATTGGCTGACTCACTTTAACAGTTACTTGTTTTCCATTTACTGTAACCGTTTTTGTTTTCGTGTTTTGCTTACCATTCCACAACTCATTGATTCGATCAACTAATATACTTACTTTTTCTCCTAATTTTGTTTGTAAACTTAATGTAATCATTAAAATTGCTAATATATTAAAAATAATATTGTATTCTGGATAATTAACACCACTGTATGTAGGAACAAATGTGATTATTCTATGAATAATTAGCAATCCAAAAAACATTCCAAATACTTGGATTATTATTTCTGCTAAAATCTCTAAACTAGATTTTGAATCTTCTGCTTCCGGTACATATTTTTGCATAACTTTATTTAAGATAACTACCGGTATTAAAGCAACTATCGAATACTGACATATATTCAACATATCAGATTTACTGTCATCACTAAAATTAAATACATGTTTGAAAAAATTTGGTTTTGAATCATTAGAAATATCCATTATCTATAGGGTATAATAAGAAATTAAATTAAAACTATTGTTTTATTTTTTATAATATTTTCATAATTTTCATAATTTTCATTATAATTTTTATTATAAATTTATTATTTTTATATAATTTTTAAATAATATTAAAAAGTTGTTAATAGCTTAAATTACAAATGACTGAATTCAAAAATGATGAAGAGCTACAATATTTAAATTTAATTAATAACATTCTTGAAAATGGTACTTGGGAAACCGGCAGAAATGGCAAAACTAAGGCTATTTTCGGTAATATGATGCGTTTCTCTCTTAAAGATGGTAAAATTCCTATTTTAACCACTAAAAAAACTGCCTGGAAGACTTGTTTGAAAGAATTATTGTGGTTCATTCGAGGTAAAACAAATAATAAATTATTAACTGAGCAAGGTGTTCATATATGGGACGGTAATTCATCTCGTGAATTTTTGGATTCTCGTGGATTACAAGAGTATGAAGTTGATGAACTTGGACCTGTTTATGGTCATCAATGGCGTCATTTTAATGCCAAATGGCAAGGTGATAGTCACGATTATAGCGGAGAAGGTGTTGACCAGCTTCAATATATTATCGACCAGCTTAAAAACCCTGAAACTCGCACGAATCGTCGTCTTGTTTTGAGTGCGTGGAATCCTTGCCAACTTGATGAGATGGCGCTCCCTCCTTGTCATATTTTATGTCAATTTAATGTCCATCATGGCAACAAATTGAGCTGTATGATGGTCCAGAGGTCATGTGATTTTTTTTTAGGAATTCCATTTAATATCGCATCATATTCAATGCTAACACATTTAATAGCAAATCATTGTGGATTAGAAGCATATGAATTTGTTCATTTTATGGGAAATTGTCATTTATATGAAAATTCTATAGATGCTGCTCAATTACAAATTACAAGAGAACCATTTCCATTTCCAACAATTTCAATTAAAGAAGTTAGAGAGAATATAGATGATTATACTGTAGATGATTTTATTTTAGATAATTATCAAAGTCACGAGGCAATTAAAGTATCGATGGTTGCGTAGATGTTTCTTCGTTTGCGGATTATAATTAACGTTTAAACAATTTTTCACGGGTTAGTATGTCTCTAATTATCGTATCATTTTTTATTTTATTAATTTTAGTTTCACGATTTAAAATTGCTGCTCTTCTTTCCAAATCTTCTTTTAAAGAAGGGTTTATTTCACTCTTTCCGTCCATTTTTTTAATTTCTTCATCTGTTCCATTATTTAACACAAATGTCCTAATATCTGGTTGGATTATTAAATTACGCAACGCAAACTCTCTAATTGGAAATTTCAGTTTTTTTCCTTTTATTGGCCACCTCTCACTCTCATAATCCAATGGTGTTTTGCCTTCATCGTCTTTTATATATTTATCAGACCCATTTTCTAATAATAGGTTTATTTTTTGTACATTAATTTCGTTGGCATCGCTCTTAGATGCATAATGAAGCGGTGTTCGTCCATATTGGTCTCTTATATTTGGGTCAGCACCTTTTGAAATCAATAGTATTGCTTTTTGTAAATCTGCTTCTACCTCTGCTTGATAACCAAGTTTCCATCCACGACTCTTGGTAGCAAATTCATAATTACCTAATATACCTGGTAAATCAAATATGACAGAGTGTAGAAGTGTTTGTTCATTAATTTCGTAAGTATCCATTTTTTCCAAAAATTTTTCAACATTTTCAACTGATTTTAGTGTAATATTATGTGGATTTAATTCTTCTATTTCAATAATCATCGGCTCAATTTCACCGATTCTTGTTTTTACTTCCTTTAACATAGTTGTAGATGGTTCATCAGTTCTACGGGGTCTTCCTGTCAGAAGCCTACTAACTGCGTTATCGTTCTCCGCATAATAAGAATTCCTAATATCCTGATACAACGATATGGCGGTCTCATTGTCTTCCTTATATATAGCATTTTCCACCATAATAATCTCTCCTAAAATTTCATCCATCCATGGATTTGGGTTCATAGAGACATTTTTGTGTTTCATTCTTAATACGTTTTTACTCTACTTGGAACATCTAAAAATAAATTCAATTTTTTTACTTATGTATACATATGTAAAAAATAAAGATAAAATGTGTAAACCTAATTCTTTCTGTAAATAAAATCATAGACCGTGAATCCTTGAATTATCTTTTCTTTTATTTTGTGTTCGATTTGTTTGGTAGAACAATATAGTGAATGGTCTTTTTTGATTTAAAAAATTATAGTATATTTTATAAAATGAAATAAATGCGTAAGTAATTTAAAAACAATTTGTATATTAAATTATAAATGAGTAGTTCAAAATCTATAGCCGCCGCTAGAGCAAGACGTTCAGGAGAACAACAACAACAGCAACAAAGACCGAATACATCTATCGCATCGGCAAAAGCCTTTAATCAGCAACAGCCAATGTCACAGCAACCAATGTCACAACAGCAACAAATGCCACAACAACAAAGACCTAATTTACCTTATGGACAACCTGGTGGTAAAATTTCTATTTCTGACGCAATTGGATTGACAACCATACGTTTAGGAAAAGTTGAACAACTAGTTCAGCGCCTTCAAGAAGAAGGTGGTCTCGGTAACAATTTTGACATTCCAGATAACGCGCAATTGATCGATAAGAGTGTTATTACAAATATTATTAGCAGAATTGATAGTTTAGAGAAAAGGGATGGCACAAATATGAATGAGAAATTTGGAAGGCTTGAAACTGAAATTAGAAGTATAAGGGATTTGTTGAATAACACTAAGACTAGTTTTGATACTTATGTTCAGTCAAATGAGAAACGTTTTGAAGACATTGAAACCGCTTTTGTTGACTTAGAACAACATCTTGTTGTTCACGATACACCTACTGATGAAATAGTAGATAATAATTTAGGAACTTCTACTGAAATCAGTGACAACAATGTTCAATTAATTATTGATGATAGTAAATAAAACAGCAAATAAACAAAATATTAAATTAGAAATAATAAATTTAAAAATAATTATTATATTAAAATTATATAATAATTAAATGAATATTGCATCATCTACTAATGTAAAAAATAATTTAAACAATGAAGCATTGAAACTTGCTGAATTATTACACAATTTTTGTTATATTTCTTCGAATGAAAATGATGTAACATTTAACTTTAAATCTTTAAAATTAATAAACAAACAATTATCAATTGATTTTTTAATCGAACATCTTATCAAAAATATTGACACAGTTTTGACTAAATATGATGTATTCAATTTTCATATAAATGTTAAGTCCATATCTATTCTTGATGTAGATAAAAACAAAGATTTTATTCAAAAAGCTTCTATTGTTTTAAAGGAAAAATATCCTTACAAACTTGATACATGCTACGTATACGATGCACCCAATATGTTTAATAATATATTTAAGTTAATATTTGCTTTTGTAGATAAAGAAACACAGAAAAAAATCAAGATTGTTGAACCCTCGCCTTAAAAATTAAAAATTATAAAACATATTAAATACATTTATCTAATATGTTTTATAACTTGTATACATGAAGTTAGTATTAAGTGACAATAATAAAAAGGAATTATTTATAGCATTATTTCATACACTTAAAAACTGTTCTGAAACGATTTGCTTAAATTTATATGATAATTACATTTATATTCAAGGTATGGATAAAAGCCATATTTGCCTCTATGATGTTAAAATATTTCGAACATGGTTTGATTCCTATGAAAAAGAAATGAATGATGTTGAGAGTGTTTGTTTTAATTCGAATATTTTTTACACTATTATTAGCAGTAAACAAGAAAATCATCAACTAGTTATTCATTTTACTCATCAGGATAATGACAATATTAATATTGATATTTTAGCAAATGGCAATTCAAACGGTGAAATTAGCAAGTTTTTTAAAATTCCTTTAATTGAGTATGAATGCGAGATGATGAACATTCCTAACAATGATTATGATGCCGAGTTTACAATATGTTCTAAGAAAATTTGCGAAATTGCGAACCAGATGTTAATTTTTGGCAGTGATATAAATATCAAGTGCGATGAAGACAAAATCGATTTAATTACAAACGGTATTACTGGTGAAATGAAGGTCAATATTTGTATCGACGACTTGAGCGAATATAGCATTAGTGAAGGAGCAATTATTGACCTCAAGTATAGTTTAAATTATGTTAGCAAAATGTGTTTAAGTAATCGACTATCTAGTAACATTGAGTTCTCTATTAGTGCAGAAAGACCGATGAGAATCAAATACAATTTAGGGGATGACAGTGCTGTTTTGTTTTACATTGCCCCAAAGGCAGAGGAGTAAGAATAGAAGTAAATTGGTTAAACTTTTATATTTAATTTTTATTTTTGATTTTTATCTCTTGTTCGTTTCACTTAGCAAAAATTATTATGTATTTAGTTTAGATTATTAATGGAAATACTAATTGGATTCTTTATTTTTTGTTTAGTTCTTTTTATATATTTACACGTCCAATTTCATCTAAAAACAAGTAATGATTTAGAAATGTATGAAATCGACCAAGCATCGAAGGAAAAATTGGAAGAAATTTGCGACATTAGGCAACCTGTTTTATTCGATTTTGACAATCAAAAAATCATGGAAAACTCAAATAAAACATATATAGCAAACAATTACCACGCATTTGAAGTGAAAATTAGGAATATTAAGGAGACAAATAGTGACAATGAATTGTATATGCCTCTTCCATTTCACGCCGCCGTAAAATTATTCGACGAAGACAAAAATAGCACATATTATTCCGAAAACAATACGGATTTTTTACAAGAAACCGGCGTAATTAAAACTCTCCAATATAACGACGAATTCTTGAGACCATATATGGTGTCAAATTGTAACTATGATTTGCTAATGGGAAGCGACGGAACTTGTACCCCGTTTCGATACGAAGTTAATTACAGAAATTTCTTCCTATTGACACAAGGTAGTGCACAAATTAAAATGACGCCACCACAAAGTACTAGATATTTGTATCCGAATTATGACTACGAGAATTTCGAGTTTAGGTCTCCTGTTAATCCGTGGAAACCTCAACCGAATTATAGTGCTGATTTTGACAAGATTAAATGCCTTGAGTTTACATTACAACCCGGTAAAACGGTTTTTATTCCTGCTTTCTGGTGGTATTCGATTAAGTTTAATAAAAATACGAGTATTAGCTGTTTCCGTTATCGCACATATATGAATAATATTGCGATTTCACCTTATATTGCTTTGTATGCATTACAAATACAAAATGTTAAGCGAAATGTGGCGAAAAAGGCCAGTATTGAAGAACTGAATATGGAAGCTAAAACTGTTCCAGTAGTAGTAGCATCAACACAGGATGAAACAGTAAATGTAGAAAAAACAACTGATTTGTCTTCTTTACCGGAGCCAGAAATTGAAAATAGTGTTAATAATCAGGTTGACGCAAATTAAAATTTTTTGTTTTTTATTATAAAAAATAAAAAATGTGAACGCAAAAAATATATGAAAATAAAAAAAATTGAAATGCTTTTTTATAAAATAGAGTAATGTATAAAATAATAATATAACCATTCAAAATGAACACTGCTAACATGAACACTGCTAACATGAACACTACTAACATGAACTACTGCGAGACATCTAATAATGCTAACCTTTCTAAAAGGATTACTATGTTAGAATTTATATGTCTTATATCATATTTATACGTATATTATATTATTTATAAGAAAACAAATGCGTACTTTAATAAAAAAATCGAAGAAAAAATCGAAGACGAAAAAGAGGAAAAGGAAAGAAAAGTAGAAGAAAAAGTTGAAGAAGTCAAAGTTGAAGAATTAAAAGTTGAAGAAAAAGTTGAAGAAAAAGTTGAAGAAAAAGTTGAAGAAGTCAAAGTCAAATCGGAAGCAGTAGCAAGCTCAAGCGAAGCAGAGGAAAAAGACGTCAATACTTGGTACACTATAGAAGACGGAAAAGCGCGATACAAGGGCGAGTGGAAGAATGGTTTGCCAAATGGCAAGGGAATCAAGCATTTCTACAAAACGGATTCATACATTGAAGGTAATTTTGTAGATTCATTTGCACACGGTTACGGCAAACAGACTTTCGAACAAACACAAACATGGGAAAAAACGGCACCTTATTATGAAGGCGAATTTAATAGAAATAATTATGATGGAAAAGGCGAGTATCACTATGGCGATGGAGACTATTACAAGGGCATGTGGAAAAACAACAAGTATCACGGGCAAGGCGCCACGTACAGTCTCCGGATAAACAGAACTTGGGTCGGCGAATATGAAAACGACGTAAAGGGTGAGGGAAACTGGGTTAAGGGCGAATTAGAACAAATCAAAGTTGAAGAAGTCAAAGTTGAAGAAAAAGTTGAAGAAGTAGCAAGCTCAAGCGAAGCAGAGGAAAACGACGTCAATACCTGGTACAAATTCGCAGACGGAAAAGGGCGATACAAGGGCGAGTGGAAGAACGGACTACCAAATGGAAAGGGAACCAAGCATTCCTACAAAGATGATTCATATATTTATGGTAATTTTGTAGATGGGTATACTGAGGGTTACGGCAAACAGACTTTTGGTCAAACTTGGGAAAAGACGCAACCGTATTATGAAGGCGAATTTAATAGAAATAATTATGACGGAAAAGGCGAGTATCACTATGGCGATGGAGACTATTACAAGGGGATGTGGAAAAACAACAAGTATCACGGGCAAGGTGCGGCGTATTCCAAGCGTTTAGATAAAACATGGGTCGGCGAATATGAAAACGACGTAAAAGGTGAAGGTAACTGGGTTAAGGGTGAGATATAAGGACGATAGTCCGACTGTATAAGAGCATTAGCTCGACCGCATATTTGTATATTTGTATAAGGGCTTTGCCCGACTGTATTTTGTATAATTTAATTAATTAAAAACAAAAGAGGGTTTAAGCTCTTTTTTATTTTTTTAGTATTTCAAAAAAATTGAAATGCTTTTTACAATTTATTTTAAATGTATAAAATAATAAATTCAAATAAGATGTCAACATTTACAGATATTACGTATAAGAAGAACGACGACGAGACCTGGACCGAGTGGAGTAAAAGGGTCCCTGATAATGATGATGAAAAAATGTACTATATTGAGGACTTTATATATGCGTATTGTGAATATGGAGGCCCGACGATGGCGCGTAAGATAACTGACCGGTTGCTTGGATATGGCTCCTCAGCCGACGCGTCTTTGGAGTTATCTGGCGTAGCAGATATGATACCTTTATTAGAAAGTGAAGAGTTGCTTGATGCGAAAATTGAAGAGGCTTATGAGGCGATTAGGCTT